GGAGGCGATTGTAATCTGTGGGCGCCTCCGACACCATGACAGCGCGCGTGGAGCCGCAACGGCAATTGCGTTGCTCCCATACAGCCCCAAAGTAAACCTGAGCGCCAACGTACGGAAGCTCTTTCCAGTCCTCCGCGGAGTGCCGCGCACCGCAAAGCGGGCACTCGTTCACGATCGCCGGAGCCGCCTCGCGGCGAAACGGTTGGGTGGGTGCGTCGTCATCCTCTTCAGGTTGCGGAGGCGGGGGTGGATCGGACGGGCGGATGGTGGCGGCTGCGAACATGGTTGTAATGGCGAATTCGCTGGTCATTTGTTTTTACTCCACTCGATCGCGTAGGCGATCATTGCGTTGTATTCGGAGAGCGCCACTTCTGGCCGTTCCTCTCGAAGCAATGAATAGGCGTATAGGGTGTACAAGTTACCCGTATTGATCCAAGGCTGGAGCATTCGCGCTGCTTGCTCCGGTCCAGCGTCTCCAGGTTGGGAGAATTTATCCCATGCCTTGATGAGGTCCCATGCACTGATGAGAGATTTTTTCAGCTCCGTTTTCATCCTATCCTGCCTTTGAAAACGCTTTCCGCCGGATCTCCCATCCCGAATCGTTCGTTTCCGCATACACCTCGATCGGCCATCCGTCGTCGGCCGCGAACGAAAGCGCGGCGTGCGCCGCTGCGTCGATCGCCTCCGGCGCGTCGAGCGCGTGCTTGCTGGCAATCGAAGCACTCACATACTGAGTGCAGCTGTACAAGTCTTCGTTCTCCGGATACGGAGCGATCACACACTTGTAGTCGGCTGCGTTGCGAACGGAGGCGATCGGAGAGAGTACGGTGACTTTGATGCGGAGCGCTCCGCAGTATCTGATACTCATCCGATATCCACTTTTTTTGAGTTACGAACCTGTAACACGAGTGAATGCCAAGCGTTCGCTTCGTTTGAAGCGATAGCGGTCCACTTACCGCCGCTTGGCGTGTACGCGGTAACCATAATTTCTCCGTTGCGGGTTCGTTGTTTTACCCACGCATCGGGAACAAGCGCGTGAATTTCCTTCTCGGCTTTATACCTATTCATTCGTCCTCCTATTGAGTCACTCTGGAGCTCGGACGAGCAGACGGAAGTCATCGCATTTGGGTTAGGTCTCTAGTGGCGCTGGTGCATACCAGTGTCGTCCCGGACATGGTGCCACCCCGGATCGGCAGCCTTTATGTATTCGCCAAGCTCCCACTACCCGGCGCCCGCGCGAAACAGTTTCGCCTCCCACGGGAGCATATCGCCATGGTTCACACCGTACGCTTCCCACGGCTCCCCGCAAACGACGCAGCGAATGTCACTCATCGCCCGAGCCCTTTCGTGAGACGTCCACCTGAGAGAGGTCTGCCTCATTCATCCACGAGTAGTGTCCGACGTTCACGATACCGGTACCGCTGCAATTGTCTTGCATCTCGTATCCCTCGATGAGCTCGGGGTAATCGCGTTCGCCCATGTCCGCTGCGGTGGCCCACGCTGCAAGGATGCGCTTTTCTTCCGTATGCAGTGCGTCAAGCCACGCGCTCCACTCTTCACTTCCGTACGCGGGCGATGGGTTTGACTTTAGGAGATGACTTGCATGTATTCCAAACGTGCTCTGCCATGCTTACCATCCTAATGCCTTAGGCCCGCCCCACCTTGCGATGGGAGCGGGCCGGGGCGCTCTCTCTCTCGCCCGCCAGTCAACATGTGACCCTAACTGGTTCCCGTCAACGTCTCTCGAACGTCTCCGCTATCGCGCTTGCGGACGCTCCAGGATGCTCCCGATCACGCGCCCATTTCCCGCGCATACAGGTGGGCTGGAAAGGATCCATTGCTCGGATCGCCGCTTCAAATGATGCGATTCGTTGGATCCGAAGCGTAACGGGGCGCCGCGTAGCGTAGATCTTGCCCGGCAGGCGCGGCATGACGGGAGCGGGAGGCTTTTGCATGCAAGAATCTGCTAGCAAAAGCAGAGCCAGCATGTAAATGCTTGAAACAATTGCTACGGGAGCGAAAACGTGTGTCTACGTGGACACACCGGTGTGTCTCCGCGCGTTTGCCTCGCTCGGCTGGCCACTTGACCGGCGATCGTTCCAAAAACGGCCCGTTAGAGCGCTCCAGCGCCATTCTAAGAGCTCGGATCGCTCTTTCCAGGGGGCCCTAAGAGCGTCACCTAGCACCCTTTGGCGCTCATCCTGAGCGCCCCTGAGCGCCCCAAAACGCCATGGATCGCCAGCCTACCGCGCGTTTTCCGCGCAAAAACTGGACCAAAACGCCGCGGATCCCGCGCTAGCGCCGCGCGATCAGAACGCGAGCGAAAACGCTTTCGCGGACGAATGCCGGGGCACCCCAGCCGGACCGTCGCCCGGCTGGGGGCCGGCGCTCAATGAGGGCGGCGCGCCAACGTCTTGGCGCTTACCCGTCTCTTTCGAGCCCTGCTTTACGTGGCAATCCCGGCCACAACGTTGGGCCAGAATCGCCTAGCGGCGTCGCTTCCCGCCCGCAGCAGCCTTGGGCGCGGCTGGCGCGCTAGCGGGCTTTCCTGCCGCTTGCTCGCGGCAAAACGCCAGGTTTCCCTCCACGCGCTTCCGTTCCCCTTCGGGAAGACAGCGGGAAAGGGTCCGGATGCACGCTTGAATCGCCTCGTCATGCTTCCCGGCCCACGAGGCAGCTACCGCGTACTCGTCCAGCGCCCGCCATTCGTAGACGGAGTCATCCACGAAAAGAATGTCTGCCGGCCGCGGCATCCGCGCCGCTTCCCGCGCAAAAGGGAGCCCAGCTACCGGCCGATTCTTTTGGCGGAGGTACGCCGCGAGGTAGCAAAGCGGCTCGGCCCGTGCCGGCCGCGCCTCCCATGCGATGAGGTAGCGATGCGTGACCACCGCGTCGCCCGCGTTGAGCTTCGCGGCAAGCTTCCCCATCTCGAGCAGGCTGTAAAACACCTCCTCCGGCCACCCGCCCATGTCGGCGCGCGCCTTGTACGCGGCCAGCGCGCGCTCGTGCTCACTGCAGTCGCGCCAGCTTTGGGCCAGGTAAAATTGGTAGCGGCGTCGGAGCTCATCGTCCAACTCCACGGCGAGGGCCTGCTCGAGAACCGCGGCATCCTTCCGGTACTTGTCCGGATCGCGGGAACGAGCTCCCTCGTTGCCGTGGCGCACGTAGGCAGGCCACCCAAGATCCGCACCGCGCGCGCCGTTTGGCGAGCAGAGAACCTCGTGCAGAACGCCACGGTACCGGTAACCGAGCGTTCCGCGAAACAGCTGCGTCCGACGGTACGAGCAGTCGGAATCCCGGATCGGGAGCGTGTAGTGGTCGAACGGACCGAGGAAACGCCGAAACTGCGGGATGTTTCGACCGTCTCCCGTGGTCGCCAAGACGTCGTCCGCATCGATCACCAGCAGGTAATCGGCGAGCGGCGCGGCGAGCTTGATCGCTTCGTTCCGGTTGTGGGCGAAATCCTGCCAGGGACGCTCGTGGAGCGCCCCCGGCAGGCCTTTCAGTTCTTCCAACACGATATGTTGGGTGCCGTCCGTCGATCCGGTGTCCACGATGCACCAGGCGTCGATGATCGGGCGAACGGAGTCGAGGCATCGCTTGATGACGTGCGCCTCGTTCTTGACGATCATGCAGAGGCAGACGGTCGGCGTTCCCATTTTCAGGCTCCCTGGGCTCGTTTGCTCTAGTTCGCGCCTCGCTGGACGCCACCCTTTCGGCCGATCTCCGCCATGTGCTCCCGGTTCTGCGCGACGGTCTTTCCTCCCTTTTTCCCAGCCTCGCGGGCTTCCTCGCTGGAAAACTTGTGGGCTTTACCCTGCTCGTGAGCCGATTTCCCGCCTTTGGAAGCGATCTCGCGGTGCTTCTCCGGATCCATGCTCGCAAATCCCCGCTTTGATTTCGTCTCGTTCATGTTTTTCCTCTTCGTTTCGGTTGTTTTCGTTTCGATTCAGTAGATTTCAGCTTCGTTTACTGCTTGATCCGCTTCCGCGTCGCCGCGCCGGTCGTATTTTTGCGTCGTTTCTGGCTTGGAATGGCCCATGAGACGCTGAACGATCAGGAGATCGACACCTCGCCGCAAGAGGCGCGTGGCGTACGTGCGGCGAAAATCGTGCGGCGTCACCGGAAGCACCTCGCCGCCCGGTCCAGCCATGATCGGCGCCCACGACGACACGAGTTTGTACAGGGTTTGCAGGCTGAAACCGCGCGCGTGGACCGTTCCGTCCTTCGTCACGCGAGGGAACATGCGCGACGTCGTATCGGCGAAGTTGCGGCGCACGTTGATCCAGCTATTCAAATCGGTGATCGCTGCCGTCTCGAGCGGGATCCGGCGCTGTTTGTTGCCCTTGCCGATGATGTCCAACGCTCGACCGTTGAAAGAATCACGAGTGAGTTCGCACACTTCTTCGCGACGCAAGCCAGCGCCGAGCAAAACGGCGCAGAGGCCGCGGAGCATCGCGCCGTACGGGCCTGGAGTGGCTTCAAAGGCCGCGCGGAGGCGCGTCGTCTCTTCCGCGAGGAGCTCGCGGCCCGCGGGAAGTCGGAAACCGCGCATCGGATCGATGTCGAGCAGGCGATGGTACCGGTCCGTGTCGATTTGGTGCAGGCGCCAGGCCGTTTTGAACACCCCGCGGAGTGCACATAGGGTCAAATTGACGGTTGCGATCGAGAACCGCGCAGCCATCTGCGCGCGGATCGCTTCGACCTCCGGAAAATCGAGCGCGATCCAGGGAAAATCGGCGAAATTCTCGACGCCGCGCATCGCGGCGACGCATTTGAGCCGCTCCCGCATCGTGTCGCGCGTGCGTTTGGACTGTCGGCTGGCGAGGTACACGAGGGCTGCGTTCCGCTGGTCGGCGCGGGCCTGATCCGGGAAGGAAAGCGCGCCTGAGGGAGTGAGAACGAGGCCGAACTCGGGTTTTTCCTCGGAATTCATCGTTTTTATGAAGCCGCGTTCCGAACGGCGGCACGACAGGCGAGGAACGCCTTGCAGCCGGCCTCGAAAGCGTCGAGGTAGCGGTTCCAGTCAGCAGAGCTGATATGGCCATCAGTAGTTGCCCTGATGGCGTCGATGGTCTCTCCCATGCCAGTCATCGCTCCCGTCAACATACCGATCGCCTTTTGAGGGGTTTTGGTGTCTTCGATCGCCATATTTTCCCAGTCTTCTCTCAACATTGGGTCGAGACGGACCGTGGCTGCAATGAACTCCCTCGCATCGTCCTGCCATGCCATCGTCATCACCCGCTCCTTCGTTCCTCTTCCCAGTCCCGGAAGATCTCCTCGCCCCGCGGATCCGGTCCCTTCCCGTACTCGTCGAGCGTTTCGGGGTACGGACGCGGGAACCATCCCTCGTTTCGATCGGGATACCGCGCTTTTTCTCGCGCTTCCCGTTCCGATCCGGTCCACGCCCTCGGATCGAGGGGATGACGGGAGAGCCAGCCGCCCTTGGGCGCGCGCTTGTCGCCCAGGATGAAAACGCCCCACTGACTCACCATCGCACACCCCTTTCTCAGACCGTTGTTTGTGTAAGGGCTGTTAGGTAACCCACCTGGGAAGCAGGTGCAAGCGATAAATTACTTGCCGCTTTCCACTTGTCGAGTAAAAACGACCGTCACGAAAGGGGTGACAAGTGGGAGCACACCGAGAGCAGATGAAAAAGATCGCGCGCGAGTGGTTGGCAGGCGACCGAGCCAACCACGAAATGGACATCCTGTGTGAACTCATCCTTTCGGATGATGGGTCGGATGGTCAGACGCTTCGAGAGCAGGTGAAAGAGTTTCACTACGTGGTGACGGGTGAACCCTTTCGAGCGGTGCCTGGGATCGTACCGGACGAAGTGGTGCGGCTACGCGCCGCGCTGGTCGCGGAAGAGTTCTTCGAGACGATACAGGCGCTGTTTAGCGTCGGATGGTCTCGCTCTGAGCTGGAGAGGATGAAGAAAAATTTACTCGACAGCATCAACGGCGTTACACCGCGTGCTGCGTTCACGGTAAACGTGGATCTCCCGGAGCTCGCCGACGGTCTCGCAGACCTCGACTATGTGGTCGAAGGAACACGCCTCGCGTTCGGAATCGACGGTGCTCCTATCGCTGCTGCCGTGCATGCAGCAAACATGGCCAAGGCCGGAGGCCCCATTTCTCCGAACGGAAAACGGCTGAAGCCGCCTGGCTGGACTCCGCCGGACGTGGAGGGCGAGCTCAAAAAGCAGGGTTGGAAGCCGTGAGGTGGCGTCCCATTCCGGACCATCCCCGCTACGAAGTGTCATCGCTTGGCGACGTCCGGGTAGCGCGAACCGGGCGAATCATCCGAGCGCGGTATCCCAGCGATTCGGGCTACGCGCGCGTGATACTGTCCGGTCGCAAGGTCCGCCTGCATCTCATCGTGCTTCGCGTGTTTCGCGGGCCTCCGCCGAGCTCACGCCACCATGGGGGCCACCGGAACGGCGATAAGGGCGACAATCGCCTGCGAAATCTCCGCTGGGTTCTCCCAGTGGAGAACGAGGCTGATAAGCGCCGGCACGGTACCCATCGAGGTGGCGGCGCCAAAACTCCACCGTCGCTCTCTACCGTGATGATGATCCGAAAGCTCGTCCGGGATGGGCGCTCTTACTCGAGCCTTGCGCGCGCGCTGAAGTTACATCGATCAACCGTCTCGCGCTACGCGCGCGGGCTGAGAAGGAGGTACTCGTGAGCGATCATTTTCGCTACGAAACGGCATCGCACGGCGACATCTCTCACCAGGAGATGCTTATGACGACCAAATCGCTCGTTCGCTTCATATTGGAGCGCGCCACGGCTTACGATTGGTCTTGGCAGGGCCTTGGGATGTTCCGGCTCTATCTGTCGCGCTCGACGCGCCTACACGTGTGGGATCCATCTTCCGCGGTGAAAAATGTTTCAACGCTCCACACGCATCCGTGGCATTTCACATCGACGGTCATCTCTGGAGCGATCACGGATCGGCTTTTTGAAATGAAAGCAGGTTACGGTGGTTCTCTGGCAACTTACGATGGTTCTCTGGCGACACACATGCGACAGCGCATCGTGTGCGGGCCTGGAGGCCATGAAACAAATGATCGGCCCGAACCATGTCGCATCTCTTTGTTGCAAGAGGTGGTCGTTCCAGAAGGCTGCAGTTACAGCCTGGGAGCTTCTGCAATTCACGAATCGCGTCCGGAACCAGGGACCGTCACGATCATCGAACGCGAATTCCTGGAAGATACGGAACACGCTTTCGTCTTCTATCCTATCGGCGAACAGTGGGTGAGCGCGGTACCGAGGCCGGCGACTCACGAAGAGATCGAGAGGATGGCAAAGCTAGCCCTCTCCAGAATGAAGATCGGAGAACCAACGTGATTGCTGCAATCGTTGCACCGCGCGAGATCCAGGATCGCGTAAAGAAACTGATCGACCGGGATGGGGTTGGTCACGTTGCTGAAAAGCTAGGCATCTCGAAGGAATCAGTTCTTCGAGTTGCCAGCGGAATGCCTGTTCGAGCAGGAACCATCGCACTCGTCGAGCAGAAACTAGGAGTAGATCGATGATCTGGAAACCTGTGATCGAACGCGAGGATGTTCTCGGATTCGAGCGGTTCGACCCGCAGATCTACCCGCGTCCAAACGCGCCAGTTCGTTTGCGATTGGAGATGGATCTCGAGATGGATCAGATCGTCCTCACCGAGGGGGACGTCACCAGCGAGAAGCCAGGCGCAGGCGCACAGCTGTGCGGCGTGAGTTCAACGATCGAGCTGAACGAAGACGAGGCAGATTGGCTTTACAAGAGTCTGGGCGCCCTCATTACGAGGATGAAGGCCATGAAAAACGGAGAGGAGCCGCCGCAGTTTGCGGTGAAGAGAAATGAGTAAGAAGGCGGAAGTTTTGATGCAGGGAGGTAGGAAGGTGCGAATCTTCTTGGATCTCCAAACGGTCATCGAACTCCCGATCGAAAAGGTCGCGATGTGCTTCGTAAACGATTTCCCGATTCCGGAGAACGGGAAGAAAACCGTGATCGTTCCCGGAGCTTGGTCGAACGGTGATTTCGCTGTGGTTACGGTCGAGCTGGTGCCAGCAAAACCATGAACTACGCTCGCTCATTGCGATGGTGATCGTTCTCGCGATGATTCACTCGTACATCTTTTACAAGATGCTGAAGCAAGATTGACCGGAGGTTGTGGAATGAAAATCTACGTTGCATCAAGCTGGAGAAACACCCGTCAGCAAAACGTCGTAACTCTTCTCCGAGCGGCAGGTCACGACGTCTACGATTTCCGAAACCCTCCAGGCAACACAGGATTCTCCTGGAGACAGGTCGTTGATGATGCGTCAGCGTTGAAGGATCCGCGACGGTACCGTGACGAGGTTCTCAAGCATCCGCGGGCCCTGGAGGGCTTCAAGTCAGACATGGACGCGCTAATAGCGGCCGATGCCACGGTCCTCGTGCTCCCTTGCGGTCGTTCAGCGCACCTAGAGCTCGGGTACGCGGTCAAGCCGGGGAAAAAGACGATCGTTCTGCTCGATGATGTCGTGGACGAGCCGGAGCTGATGTACCTGATGTGCACGGACATCTGTCTCAACATCGGAGAGGTAATTACCAAACTCGCGGAGGACCGGTGACCCGCTACGACGTCGTCCTCTGGGATTCCGTCGCCGCGATGCCCTACTCGCTCTCCAGCACGACGGGACTTGGCGGCACGGAGCACGCGGTGGTTCGCCTCGGGCGCGCGCTTCAGGAGAGAGGTAAGAGCGTCACGATCATCTGTCCCCACCATGGGGGGTTCCAGCCATACAAGATTTCGACGGGTGCTCTCGTCTCGCTCCGTATGAGCGATATCCCTGCTCATTCGGTCCTTCCGAGAGACCGTCTCATCGTGTGGGCCCACGATTCCGGGCGCGTAACGGTCCCTCTCGAGCCGCACACGCTCGTCTGCTTCACGGAATGGCAGCGCCAGGGCCTCTGCCGAGATCGCGTGTCGTGGCGCCGCGACATCATCATTCCCGGTATGCTCCCGGACTGCGTCTACAATTCCCCGCGTCCTCCCAGGGAGTTCGGGCGTTTCTTCTATCCGAGCGCGGCGATCAAGGGTTGGGATGCGACGTACTCGCTCTGGTGCCAGGAGCGCCGGCCGGGCGACGTCCTCAGAGTCCTTGCGTCCGGGTACGACCAGGCACGTCGCCACGACGATCCTACGGTGCAATATCTGGAGCCACTCGACGACCAAGGGCTCGTAAACGAGGTCGCGGCGGCAGAGGCCATCTTCGCTGTAAACGTTTTCCCGGAAATCTGGGGGCAGACGCTCGCGATCGCTGATGCACTCGGGACGCCCATCTATTACCGGGCGATCCGTGGGTTTGGTGGAACGATCGAAGTGGTTCGAGCCTACGGGATGTTCGAGGAGACGAGCGGTTACTTTCTGGAGGCCGTACGCCGGGACTATCGCATTTCAACCGTGATGCCGCAGTGGCTCGCGGTGCTGGAGGGACCATGAAAATTGGTGGACTTGAGTTTCCGTACGACCATCATCGGGACGTAAGCGCTCATGGACGCATTTCTGGGTTCATTTTGCGTACGCATCCTGTTGCGATGTGGATTCCAGCTATCATCGTCGGATTGATCATCGGATCTTTGTTGAGGTAAACCCTGATGAATCTGATCGGTTGCATCTGTTTTTCGGTAGTCGCTGCGATGCTGGCGTTTCGCTGGCACAAGGCGATTCTAAACGTCTTCCTGCCGGAAGCCGATAGGTTCCAGGACCACAAGTACCGCTACAAAAGCGATGGGAGCGTGGAAGAGGTAAAGGAGAACAGGAAATAATGCACGCGCGGGAAAGGGTTCTAGTGCGGACAAGCTCTCGACAGACCGGAGCAGGGTTTTGCCGTTCTTGCGGCATCTTCCGAGAAGACTTTGAGGGAGTTCCGGTTACCGACTGTGTTTGCACAGCGCTCATGAACCATTTGCCGTCGTGTCGATACGTGAGAGCGGTTTCGATGTGGATCCCTGTCCACTCCTGTGAGGCACACGGTCTTGATGCCTGCGAGGATTGCGATTGCAACTGCGATGGACCGCTCGATATGTTGCTGGAGTCACAGCGTTGGGAGGATGATGGAGGTTCAATGATAGAATCTAGGTGGGAACAATGAAACCTTCCGAAGTAGTGCTCACTGGCGTTCCGCTCTGCGGAACGATGCGCAAGGCAGAGATCGAAGCGGCAGCCGCGATAATCGTGCGCGCCTGTCAGGTAAAAGAAGATCGCTGGCAGGCTCTCACGCTCCAGCAGATCTTGGACGTTTCGCGCAAAGATTTCGTTGCGAAGCGCGAGCCTTTCTGTTCATGGCTGATAAATCCTTTCCTTCGTCCCGACTTCTCCGGGCTCGTGGATGGCGGTTGGGCGCGGTTTGTTGGCCAGGCGCTCGAACTAACGGACAAGGGGATCACTGCGCTCGATCGGTGGGTCCTGAAGGATGTGAGTGAAGAATGAAGTTCCCCGACAGAAAGCGCTACCACGTGTACACTTGCTCGAATGGTCACCTGTCAGAGTCAGGAGATCGAAAACATCATCCGGTGATCATTACCGTTTGCTATCAGTGCGGTGCACCGAGGACCGTGGAATGCCCTCCGGGGTGTTCTGTTGCGTCCGCGCCTGCTAAACCATCTCAGTGAGCCTTTCTACCGACACAGTAGCTGCGATCGCCTCGGAGCTGGGCCTCGGTCCCGTCGGTATTGCGGCCACCCTCCTCCCGCCCCTCCCCCAGCGTTCCGCTGGAACCACCGTCGCGCTCATCTCCTCGTTCGGGATCGCATTCGCAGCGTTCGTGACGGCCGCCGCATGCTACCGCTACGACCACACTCCACACGGAACAGCTGCCGGTCCGGAGATCGCGACCAACTACCGCGGCTCCATCTACACGACGCAACCGTTTCGCCAGGATGACGGGACCACTCTCTGGTGGATCCGGGTCCACCGCGGAAGAAAAGTGGACGTGGAAGGTGGGTTCAGCAGCCGAGGTACAGCGAAGAAGCGGGCCCGTCGGATCATCGACTATGATGAGGTGCTGCGATGAAAAGACTGCACACGCACGGTGCTCTGTCGTTCTGGACCGGCGGAGAAAACCAGACCGATCCTCCGTACATCATCGGCTACGGGGAGAACGAGATCGTTCGCTTCGGTAGCAAGCGGTTGAAGCCAGGTTCCCAAGCGCAGCTGCGAACTTTCTATGCTGCGAAGGCCACATGGGATGTCCTCACCGAAATCGGAGACGAAGGTTCCATCGACGCTGCTGAAAAAACCGCTCATGCCGTTGCAAGGGCAGCCCAGCAAGAGATCAAGCGCAACGTGGACTTCTTTTATACGGACTACGTTCATCGTGTGAGAGAGCGTTTCCAACGTAGAAGGAAGCCAGCCGTTACTCCAGGCGCCCCGGAGCTGCCCTGGCGACGTTCAGCGAGCGGCCGTCTCGATGCGTTCACGCCGTATGGCTCCTACCACGTGCAGGGCACGCCGGAGGGTTTCGGAGTCCGCTGGTCCTATCAGGACCGTGGTGCCTTCTTGGGCACGTTTCGGACGGAAGCGGAAGCCAAACGTGAGGCAGAACGACACGCTGCCGCCCAGGGAGCCAGCGAACCCACCCGCAGGCGCAAGCGCTGATCTGGTGGTATCATCCCCGTCATGGACTCCAACTATTTCTGGGGAATCCTTACGGGCTTGGCCGTGTACTGGGGCTTCCAGAAATTGGAGCACCATGGCGGAGCTCGCGCGAATCCCCTCCCGTACCCAACGAGAGACATCCCTGACCTGCGATCGGCGCGCAAGATCGCGTCCTACCTGTCCCGCTGCTACAACGGCGTCGTCGAGGTAGTCCGCCAGGACCAGGACCACTACCGGATCGTCTATCGGAGTGAGCCTTCTCCGGAGAGCGCGTTCCTTGGCGCGTACAAGAACGAGATGCGGGTCTATCCGTGACCTACGCTGAAGCGGTCCGGCAGCGCCTCGTCTATCACTTCGGGCTTTCACCAGCCGAAGCGGCGCGCTCTACCGGCCGTCTTCGCGATTTCCAGCGCCGCGGCATCCCCGCCGACACCGCCGCGCGCATTATTCACGATCGACGCATGCTCCAGCGAAATCCGCTCTCCAGTACGCAGTGGGCGTGGCTCCTCGCGCTCGGGTCAACCGCCGTCGGCGTCGCGCTCCTCGCGCAGTACGCTCAGGGGACTCCGCAGCCTATCGAAGTTCCACCGCCTCCGCTCCCCGCTGGATCCGCGAGTACAGAATCGCTCGGGCCGGTAGGAATTACGACGCTGCAGACGTGAGGCCAAAGAGCTGCGCGACGGACTTTCGGTTCTTCTCCGCCACCTTCGCGCCCTTCGCCGTCAGCTTGTAGATGTTCGCGCGACCCTGGACGTCTGCCTTGGAAACAAGGCCCTCCTTCTCGAGATCTCGCATGGCGGGGTAAACGGAGCCGGCGCCGAAGACGACTTCGCCGTTCGTTAGCTTCTTGATCCGCTCGACGAGGTCCGAACCGTAGCCGGGTTCGTTGGCAAGGGCCTGCAAGAGAGCAGCCTTTGCGAAGATGGGATTGTCCATGGAATCCATCTATAGCACGATGATGTCACATGCAAAAGGGTGCTAGGATCGATTTGTGCCTGACGATACCGGATGGTCAATCGATGCGACGAGAGCGGTCGTTTCCGGCGCGTACTACCGTTTTGGTGTCGCTGCCGCGTCCACGGTGACGGACGACCAGATCATCGGCGCGCTCGCCCAACAAGGGTGGACACCTCGAAGCATCAGCGCACCGCCTCCTGAAATCGCAGCAGCTCTTCAGGGGCTCACAGCGCTCGGTCTGAAGTCCTGGTACGTTCATGCCACGTGGACAGGGGAAGCGACGACCATTCCGGACAGCGCAGCGCCGCTCTTTTACGGGCCGCTGGAGCAGTACAACGGGACGGCGACGCAGACTGAGACGTCATCTCCCGGGCCGGCTCCGACCGATCTTCCTGCGACGCTACCGTCTCCCGCTCCTCCCGCGAGTTCCGGCGTCCACCCTATGCTAGCCTTCGTCGGAGGAGGCCTGCTTGTGGCCCTGATTGCTTGGGCTGCCGGCGCACGACGCTGATGGACACACCGGTCACAGCCACATCAGGCAGCTTCCCCGTCTCGCAGGGCCAGGAATACCGCCTCACGGGCCAGCTCAATGGAGCCAGCGACCAAGCCGCCCAGGCGGCTCTCCAAGCGGCCGGTTTTACCTCATTGGTTTATTACCCGGGCGCGCAGCTCCCCCCCGCAGATTGGCCGCAAGAGGCGCTGGCGCCGGCTTCTTCAATCGGACTGTTCCGTGCGGACGGTGTTTGGTCTGGGTCCGGTCAGCTTCCGGGATCGGTTACAGTCCAGAGCGGCGGCGGACCGCTCACGATCTCCCTGGTCTGGTCGCACTCGCCCGGCGTGACGCCGGCTACGCTCACCTCGAGATCCGCGATTCAGGGACCAGGGCTACCGAATTCCGGAATGGGCTGGCTCGTCGGCGGCGGAGTTCTGCTCGCAGCAGCTGGCTTCCTCGCAGGCGTCGCGCTTCTCGGAGGGAGCGTTCGCGAGAATCCTCTCCGCGATTACGAGCGACCGCGGACTCTGTACCGCGTGCAGCCGATCGGAACGAGCATCTTCGGCCATTCGTCCGGGCTCGCCCATCGGCGCATGGCCGGCATCTTCGCGTTCGAGGATCCGCACAAACTCTTCGAGACGTATACGTGGCTGCATATCAGGAAGCGCCTCGACGAGTACGAGCTCGTGGAGTTCGTCGGAACAGTTGTTGATCGACCTGCAGATTCGAAGGGCGTCGTCGCTATCCCGAGTCGGTTAGTCCGTCGCACACCCCTTCGTCAATGGGTCCAGGGAGTACCAGCGACGGTCGTCGCCGAAGGCGAACGCCGACGTCAGTCGTCGTCGAAGAACCATCGCTCTGCGAGACGGTCGCCGTAGGCCCATAGGACGGCGAGCGCGCATGCCGTCATCCACAGCAGCGCTGGAACCCAGATCGGAGCCATTACGCGCCACCAGGACCAACGAACGAGATCGAGCAGCTTTGCGCCGGCTGCTCCGGCGCTTGCCGCCGGGCATCCCCATAGAAGAACGATTGCCAGCCGGTCGCTCATTTCATCCCCAGGATGAGCGACACGAAGTAGGGGTTACTGAGGGCGTCGGGCCCGCGAGCTGCTCTCACCATCCGGATTGCCTCGCGGGGAGAGTAGCCTAGGTCCACCATCGCGCAAGCCGTCACGAGACCCGACCGGTTGCGTCCCTGGCGGCACGTTACCAGAACGGTTTCTCCACGACGTACACGCGCTCCTCGGGCAGCGGTCTCGCGTTCTGACACCGGGATGTGGATGTAATTGTCCGAGAAAGGAACTCGCACAACGCGCGTGCCTGGGAAACCGTTGGCGGATGGTTGGTACTCGCGCGCGCAGAGCACGAGAACATCGAATGGAAGCTGGCAGGCTGGCGGCGCGCTTCCGATCGCGAGACCTGGACAGGCAAACTGGTAGCCAGGAAGCGCCACCTCAGTCCTCGATGAATTCAGCTTCGACTTCGACGCGCCGATCTTCCTTCTGTCGAGAGGACGTCTGGCCTCTTGCTTTGGTGATGCGTCGGTCCACCTCGCGTACGGCTCCCTGGACCTCTTCCAGCACAGCCTCTGCTGCTCCATTAGCGGCGCACACAAGGAGGTGTCTACCGGCACCTTTGATCAGCTCTACCAGGTCATTTTTGCTCATCACGAATTATTGACCTGAACTGCAGCCATTTGCCAGTCAGTAACTACGGCTGTGTTGTTGGTTACCTGCACTTCCAACGTTGCGCCTGAAGCGACTCCAGCAACGGGCGTTGCTGCTGCCGCTCCGCTACCGCCGACATTTGAAGCCGCGATCGAAGCGTTGAATATTGTCAGCGTTCCAGCCACGTTGATTGCAGTGATTGAAACAGAACCTCCACTTACCGGTCCGGCACCACCTGGAACAACAGCGCTCCACGTGATGGTAAACGTGACAGCTTGTCCTGTCGGCACGGGATAGCTAAAAATTGTTTGCGCCAACGAGGATGCTGGAGTCACGAGCCTATAGGTCGCCATCCGACTACCAGCGGAAATGCTTTGCCCCATGGACAGGCCGTTCCGTCCAGGGATAGCAACGTCACCTGGTGTCGCGCTCGTAATCTGCCTTCTCAGATGTCGGTAAAACCTCACCCATTCTGAGATGGACATCGTTGGTCCACCTATAAAATCATCATTTTGAGTTTTCGTGTACGGAAGGTAAACAACGGAAATGCTTTCTGGATCGATAATTAGATCAGAATCAGCGCTCCCTTGAAAGGCCAGAGTAAAACTTGTCGTTCCACCGATGTGGAAAATCTGGGCGACTCCGCACACGTCTAGCCACTGGCATCCCCACCTGTTTCCAGCGAACTGGTTCGTCACGGGTTCATTCAGAAATGAAATTGCAGGAAGGTTCTGCTGGAAAACCGTTCCTCCGTTGCTTGCGGTGAAATTGACCCCACTTATGGGAGCAAAATCCGTGAGGTTTGTTCCACGAACTCTGGCGAAAATCAGAAATGCGTCCAGCACTGTTAGACTAGGAAACAACCCGGAAGCAAAAGTGATTTCCAGATTTCCTGTGTTTCCAACGATCCGTGGGTAGAAACCGGGTTGACCGTCTGGTCCCAAAATCTGGTTTCCGTTTGCGTCAGTTGCCTCCACAGTAGCCGAGCCTAGCCCCTGCCAGTCACTCAGCGTAGACAACGCCGGAAGAGAAAGTTGATTCGGCATCGTAATCACTGGAGAGAAATCATCCCCTCCACCAACGATCCCCGAGTCAATCAGTCCGTCTGTCCGTAGCGTCGTACCCCATCCAGGGGTATCCGTGACACCGAATGTGCTGTCCTGCACCGAAATGGGCGTTGCCGCGCCCATTATCGGTCCGAGAAATGAATAGAACCCGTTGGCAAGATCGACGTAGACCGTGCCAATCTGGCCAAGGTTTCCACCTGCTTGAGAGTTGTATACGGGAAACAGGGACTCCATCATGTACGACGTTTCGTCCAAGTCGGCGAAAGACACATCGTGAAAGTACCATCCGCTCCCGCAGTTTTGTCCTACGTTGAGGAACGCGCCGTAAGACTTACCAGGCGTCAATACGGCCGGATCGATCCAGAATTGATCGAATGTGATTCCTTCGACCGAAGACATTTCTCCTTGCGCCAGTACAGCAAGCCCCTGGCCAACACAATTAGTGAACCGTCCGATAGATGTATTTTGTGTCCCATTGGCTGTTGCTGTTAGATAGACAGCGTACTTTTCAGAAGTACCATTGAGAACACAGGCATCAAAGTAGAACCAGAGAAGATTATCAACAACAGCTGTTCCCAAAACCTGGTTGGCAGCCATATACTTCGGATCTGGAGAAAGGGTGCCGTCGAAACAAATGCTAGGCCAAAATACCGAACCCATGTCGAGGTTGTTGATAACGCAACCGGAATTGGAGGAGATGCCAGCAGGACCAGCATATGTTGTAATCGTTGCACTAGAGGGCCCTGTTCCTCCCACGCCGTAGTCAGGACCAATAAAATTTTCTTCCATAAGCGTCTGACCGATAACAAATGCTGATCCACCAACCGGATCTACACCCACCACGCGAAACGCCCTGGTTTCGAGAAGGGTTGCGTTGTTGGTGTTACCCATATACATCCAGTAGCGCAAATAATTGTTTAGGGTCGCATCATATGCAGGTACATTCCATACGCGGGCAGCTATTTCTGGTCCCTTAGCAGCAAAACCAGCTCCAGTTCCTCCAGAAGATCCACATGACCACGTAACAGCGCTACACGGACCGCTTGGTGTAGACTCGATAGCTCCAGTCCAAACGAGTTGGAGGAATTGGAGAGTTGGAGTTGAACTAACGTTGTCACTTCGCTGCAGCCCAGCCACAAGCCATGTGCTCGCGATATATTCGCCGTTTGAAGCGGCTGAGATGGTAAGCATCTGGCCAACGAGACTTGGCGGAAACGCCGGATCCCCAACAGCGATTTCAAATGGGAAAACGGTCCAGTATGAGCCGCTATTTGTGTCTACCCATGAATCGGATGACTCAGACGCTGGTTCTGGCTGTCCGATCTGAGTGAGTGAATTGAATCCGTAAACAGGGCAGCCACCGTCCGTGAATCCAGAGGGGCTTACTCCACCCTCACCATTGATCACCATTTCCGGACAGCACACGAGTTCAGCTTTGTTCTGCAAGTAACGATGGGAACCGTAAATGTTCAAAACGAACGGGGTCTCTGCCGAGACGCCACCAGAAAATTGGAGTGGTGACAAATCGAGAGCTGTCTTGAAAACAGTATTCTCCATACTCAGCATGACAGTGGGATTGCCGTAGTGCTGACCGGCACCCACTGCCAAAGAGTTGATAATCGTCTGCACAAACGGTGTGTCGTCTATGCAGAGCGAAAAGTCGAGCGACGGGGAGTTCTTACCGACGTAGGTTGCGCCAAACGTCCCCGAACCAGTTGCACCGGTAGCTCCGGTGGGCCCCGTAGCGCCCGTGGCACCTGTTGCACCAGTGGCTCCCGTTGCTCCAGTTCCACCACCGCCTCCGGATCCACGGCGCGCATACTCGACCAGATCATTTGCATGCCTGGCAACAAAATCTTTTCTGCTCATTTGCGCACCCTAAATTGGTTCGTCCGTCAGCGACACCTCAACGAGCTGTCGGAGGCTTATGCTGCGGTTCCGGCGAGACTTTTCGCGCGGGAACTGTAGGAGCGATCGTTAGATTGAGAGAATTTTGAAGGATTCGGGTTACGGCATCCCTAAATCGTGGGGCATACGCCGCCAACTCTTCGGCAGAAAGCGTTTTCGTCTGCTGACCACCCAATGGATTTCCTGCCGCATCAACCATCTGATAGGTTACGCGACCTCCTCCATTATTGAGGTCCATTGTGATGGAAAGAACCTCGATGGAGTCCACCGACAGTGGCATAGGGTTCGCCAATTTGATCTTGCTCATGGTGTTCCGTAGATGGCTTGAGCGACACCGTGAATTATGTCGAAATCGCTCGGGGTTGCATTTTGATGAACTAGGATAAAACCCATGTCGCAGAGTGTGGCGTCAGCAACAGCGTCTCCAAATACAACAAGAGTATCCAGAGGATTTAGACCGGCATTACCAGAGGCGGTTACGCTTCCATTGAATCGTACTTCGCTCGATCCGCCATCAACTAAGAACTCGATAAGGCACGGGCTTGCAACAGAATCCGTTGAGCTAAGATCAAATCCAGCGAAGATGAGTGGGTCCGTAGCACTTGGTCCGTTGCAATAACACTGTACGTTGTTCGACTCGTTGGAGAATAGGTATACCTCGGTCGTGGCAGGGTTGACATCGCCAGCAATGGATACGCCCCATGGTACAGCAAGCGTTGAATCTAGAGTCGCTGCGTAGGTTTTTCCTGCGTTGGTAGATTGAGTGAGTGCCGGTTGTCCGTTCGACCAACTGCTAGTGATTGATGGAGAAACAACTCCACCAGCCCAAACAACCTGCTGTAGACCTGCAAATTGGTCGGTCCAGGTATCATGGACTGCATCCCATCCATATGCGGCATACCAGCAGTAGATCACTGACGATGGTAGAAAGTAAACTGCATTGTGCAGCGTGTAACTACCCGCAGGCGTGGTCACCTGGATGTCGTACGGGGTGATACTGGCAGAAACGCTTGGCCACGTAAAAGTCACGCTCGTTGGCGTGGACGAGACTCCAGTTGCTGGCGCACCACCGACCGTCAAATTCAAAATCGTGGTCAGGTTGACCCCGTTCAAGGTCACAGCAACACCGCCTCCACCTTCCGGAGCCAGATACGGTGATGTGAGTGCGTCGAGAGTTGGAGTTCCTGATCCCGACGTCCCGCCGACAGAAACGATATTGATATTTCCAAACTTGACGTCCAGCGTGGTTCCAGCAGCATCGGTGCATGAGACACGTATATCAATCACATCTCCAATACTGACAGCCAAAAGTCCCGTTCCAGAAACGTTGACCACTCCCGTTGACGCAACGAAATCTTGCTCAAATTGGATCTTGGGTACCAGTGTTCCGTTGAGAAACACGGCAAACTCGTACATGTGAGTCGATGCCGACCCCTCGATCGTCAGCTGAACATTCACCGCCATAATGCCGGAGTTCTGCATCGTGAACGTATTGGCGCTGTCACTGATCGTAACGAACTGCGAAATGCCTGTGTTTGCCCACGGAATCACGTAGTACGTGTTTTGAAGAGTACACGCGACAGATTGGGAGTCTGCTGTAACCGTGTAGAGCTCACCGTACGCAAATTCCAGCGCCTTGACGGTCGCTGGCAGCAGCACGAATGCCGACAGAGAGTTGTTCCACGTAAGTACGTATCCGTTTTCCGGAATTCCTGGAGTTCCGATAGCCAGTGGGTTGGTCTCGAGACCAACAACCGTTGCCTGGCCAGGTGTGGAAGTGCTCCAGGTCACATCTCCAGAGCCCGTGTAGGCCTGCGCAAAGAGACCCGGTCCAACGACGGCAAGCTGACCCTCCGTACCGATAATGGAAGCGGTGGAACCGGCCGGACCGGTTGAACCAGTGGAACCAGTAGGCCCCGTCGGTCCAGTCGGTCCAGTCGGACCCGTTCCACCCCCACCACCACCCGTGCCGCCAGTGTTGATCTGACCGCGCGGTACAGCTGTACCCACGATCGTGTTTGCGGTCTTCCTCGTTGAGGACGATGACATGGCGGCCCCTCAGTTTACTCAGATCTGTTTCGGCTCAACGTTCTCGAGAAGAGCCAGACGGTCCGCCATCGAAGACAGCTTTACCGTCAGCTCTTGCACGGCTCGCACAAGGATTGGCGTGAGCCGCCCGTGGTCTACTCCCCACGGGCTTTTGACCGGATCCTCTCCACCAGCGCTAACAGCCTCCGGATAGACCTCAGCGAGTTCCTGCGCGACGAATCCGATCCGAACCGTCCGGTGCGGATCCGTCTTGAAGCGGAAGTTTCGGACACGAATCCGATTGACGAGCTGGAGGCCTCGATCGAAATCGTTGACGTCTTCCTTCAGTCGGCCGTCTGATGTCGTGTTGTACGCGACAGCCGTTGTTGAGGCCTGTGACACGCTTCCAATCACCGTCCCGTCGGGACGTTGAAATAGGATCATGTCCGACCCGCTGGCTCCGTTTTGACCAGCGCTGATAAGGAGACCGTGTGAAGTCCCGGTCCCGTTCGGATTGACCACGGAGAGTCCAAACGTTGCGGTGTCCAGCAGCAACGCTGTGAAAGTTACAACCTTTCCAACGACAGAAACGTTTGCTCCGATCGATTGGGCTGTCCGAAGAGCATAGCTATCCCCAATGTGGGGGCTCGCCATGCTCATTGCGCCGATGTTGTTTTTGCGACTCATGACTATGTCTCCTTACTTGGTCGCCACGCGGTCTTCCAAGCGAACGAGCCTGCCTTTGATCGCTTCGATCTTCAGGATCAATTCCTGGCAGGTCTGAACAAGAAGCGGCGTCAGCTTCCCGTAGTCCACACTCCAGGGATTCTTCGTAGGATCATCACCGCCCGGTGTGACTGCGTCCGGCCAAATTTCAGACAGTTCTTGCGCGTAAAATCCAACCTGAACACGCTTGTGCGGATCAGACTTGAAGGTATACCGACGAACTTGGATCCGCTTGACCAGCGAGAAGCCATCCTGGAAAAGTCCGACATGGTCCTTCAGGCGAGCGTCGGACGTCGTGTTGTAGGCCACTGTCGTCGCCGACGCCTGCGCGACGTTTCCTATTTGCGTGCCGTCCGGACGCGAGAACTGCATAAGGAGAGCTCCCGATCCCCCGTTCGTCCCAGCCGTGACGTTGATCCCGTCGGACGTATTGGAGGCATCCGGGTTCGTCACACTGAGAGCGAACGATCCAGCCGTACCGCCGGTAATGTCCAGCGTGCTGCCGGAGACAGAAACGTTTTTCCCGATCATCTGTGCGCTGCGGACCGCATAGTCGATGAGGTCCACGGCATGCTTTCCTGCGAGGGCTTTGGCGCTCATTTTGTCTTCTCCTGTCAGTTGTAGATGAACGTGATTTCTAGAGTGGAGTCTACCGCAGAGGCCGAATCATTACGAACGTGGAACGTGACCAGACCACCGCTAGTAGTAGAAGCAGAGAGCGTGATGCTCTCCTGGAGAGAATCGTCTGTAATCACAGACAGTTGAACGGATCCAATCAATCCCAGGCCTGTTGCTGCCGGATCCTTGAAAGCAAAATCGGTGTGCTCGGTGTACGTATCGCCAATCGCACCGCCAAGAGGAACGCCCGTGGCGCGACAAATAAGCTTCACCTCGCAGTGACAGGAGATCGCGTCGTTCGGGAACGTGAAATCGTAAATCGGACCCGTCGCCCCGGCTCCGATCGTTGCCAGTCCGAAATCGTGAAACAGTTCTTGCTGCTGGCTCGCCGGAGTTCCTTGGCCCTGACCCTCCGAATACTCCCAGACAAGTGAAGTGGACTTATGTACGAGGTTCGGTGTCTGGACCGTCACCGTGGCGGCCGCGCTATTCGCGGCTGCGATGAAAACGTTGTCGAACGAGTTGCTCCCGTAGGTAAGGTCGTTCTTTCCAGAAATCACGTTGCTCGTGATGAACGGAATGTCCCCGCTACCTGCCGGATTGCGGAGTGCCGCGATCACGTTCGGACTCGACGGGAATCGAAACAGACCAACGGACGCGCAGCTGTTAGGAGCAGCTCCCATCGCGAGGAGGTCTGTCAGTGCGTCGGAAAGCTGGAGACTTGGACCACCGTGCGCGTTTCCGTTCACTTGAACAGCAAAAGTCCCGACAGATCCGGCTGCACCTGTCCCACCAGTTCCGGGAGCGCCGGTGGTGAGAAAGATGTTTCCACCGTTTGAATTTGCGGCAGATCCTGTGGACGCACCGCCGTTGTCGGCCGTGATGTTGACATCTGCGCCGTTGCCTCCAGTGGTATTGGCAGCCGTCGCGGCACCGCCGGCACCAGAGGTGAAGTTTACATCCCCACCAGCAGCACCGGTTGCTCCCGTGCTGCCCGTGATGTTCAACGCGGGAGCTGGATTGGCTCCGAGCGAGCCGCGCATAGTCAGACTCAGATCATCCGTTCCGTCACCCATCGGGACAGTGCCAGCCGTCCCACCCTGGCCGGAGATACCAGCAACCCATTGATGAGTGGACGACGATCCGACCAAGTCATTCGCGAACGTGACGCCAGACGTACCAGTGGGCCCCGTGGGTCCGGTCGGCCCCGTCGCACCGACACCAGGTCCAGTGGGGCCGGTCGGACCAGTTCCTCCCGTTGCTCCCGTGGCCCCAGTCGCTCCACCGGTAGGTGGCTGCTTGTCCGGGTAAGCCTCGAACCTGCCGTGCCTGCCTGTAATTCTGGTTCCCATCTTTACTTCTCCGCCAACGCCCGAACGAGCGTCAGCAATCGGCTGGCGCGGTCCACAGCACTCGCCCGGACGAAAGCATGCTGACGCACACCTCGCACAGCCGGGTCCTCTGTCACCACTCTCGGAACTACTTCCGAGATGACGACAGGTACGCTTCCAGGCGCCCCTCTATTTGCCCTAGCGAACGGTGCAACTCTGCCCATGACTCCGTGTCTCCCTTGACGTAGTCGTCAAACCTCTCTTGCTGTGAACCGATCGTGTCCCGCAAGGACGCGAGTTCACTTCTCAGGTCGGCGATCTGGTCTTTCAGATCACCATCCGCCACCTGAAAGTCTTGTCGGCTGTCACGAAGAGCCCGATCAATCCTCTGATTGACCCGGACCAATTCAGCGCCGAACTTTTCGGAAGTCTCACGATATTGCTTCAGAGCGGCAGCCACGGCACCCGCCAGCTCCAAAGCATCGTGCGCGTTTTTTTCGACCTTCTGAAAACGCTTTACGGCCCATCCGAGCGCCCCGGCGCTCGTAACCCCCAGGAAACTACCGGCCTCCTTCCAGACCTCGTGCAGGGAGTCGAGGAAGGCCATGCATCACCGCCGCCTCGCGTGCGTCCTCGAGTGCGTCCTATGCGCCGCATGACGATGTGCGTGATGCGCCGGCAGCGCCTTGTGTGCGTGATGGGGCGGTAGAGCCTTTCGGCCACCATGGTGCATTTCCGTCGTCTTCGCGTGATGCATGTACGCGAGAAGCCCAACGGTGCTCAGAACTGCCGCTCCGCCGACGATCCAGGGGAGGTAGGCGCTCATGTCCGTCCCTGAGGACGTTCCGGCCGCGCCACCCGCTCCGCCTGCTCCGCCCGCACCACCGGAGCCGCCCGCAGCTCCAGAAGCGATGGACGCGGTGGTAGTCGCCGACGTGTTGGGAGACGTCGTCGTCGCATCTCCAGACGTTCCACCAACGATCGTCGTCGTCGGAACGGTTGCCGGAAGATCGCTGAAGGGGAGAGCGCCCTGATTCGCTGCGCTAATGATGCCCTTTTGGTAGCAGGGATTTCCCTGGCTGTAGCAGGGTGTCAGCTGGCCTGTGGACGAGTTGCCGAGGACTTGCTGCGCAGCAGTCGCCGTGTTCTGCCCGAACAGTCCGTCCGTCGCCAGCGCGGTCCCCTGGTAGGTTCCCGCTTGGACGTCAGCGTTGTACGACGTCTGGAACGCGAACGTGATCGAAGCGAGCGTCGTCCCGCAATCGCAGCCATATTGCTGGATGTACGACGCAATCGCCTGCGCGAGCTGCTGTGTGGTCTCCGCATAAGGACCTGACACGCCGACATCGTAGACGCCAGCCAGACCGATTGCACCGAGACCGTGTGTGGTGGGCTCGCGCGGTCCCCATGACCGGGGAAGAGTGAGAACCTCGCTCGTCTTGAGGTCTGCGAACGTGGTCTGTCCGCTGCGAGCCACCCAGCGCTTTTGGGGATTGGCGATAACGAGATCCGTCATCTTCGCCGGGTTCCCGGTGAACTTCCTCGCGATCGAAGCCGGCGTGTCGTTGCTCTTGACTACGTAGAGGCTCATCGTTCTTCTCCTCAGTGCCGGCGGCGCCGGCGCCTCGTCATCTCCTCGCTGGCGATCTGCCGTCGCGACTTCGGCGGCCTCAGAGCGACGTACGCGAGACCGAATCCGGCGAGCATTGCCGTCACACCGACGAGCACGGGTGTAACCCAAGACGAATCCGTCGTGGACGTATCGCCCACACCGATCTCGTACTTCGCGAGTTTGTTCTTCCCGGAACTCTTTCGGGTAGAGAGACCGATCGACTTCGTTCCCTCGCTGAGGTGACCGCCGTACCCGACACCACGCAATCCAGCAGACCCATTGGCCGCGCCGTTCGCGCCACCTGATGCACTGCCGGATGCTGCGCCGTTTGCGCCGCCCATCGCGCCAGGGTTCATAACCCTCGGCGCGTTGGGATTCATCACCCGTGGTACGCCCGACCCCGTCCCCCACATGCCGGGGATCCCCCATCCACTTGATCCCTGGCCGCAGTTGCCCGCAGCGATCCCGCTGCAAGCACCTTGAACCTGTCCGCAGCCTCCGCGGATTCCGCTCCCACAGGACCCCTCAACACCAGAGGTTCCCTTGGCTGCGTCCCCAGCGCAGCCCTTCCCCTCTGCGCATCCACTGCAGCAAGGCCAAGACTCTGGCATGGCCAGAACCTCACCCGCGTAGAGCGACGTGAACGTCGTCGTTCCAGGCATGAGGGACTTCTGCGGATTCGCCTGCGCGAGCTCCCACGCGCGCGAGGGCGGCATCCCACGACTGGCGCAGATGGTCGCCATGGAATCGCCCGGCTGCACTACGTACTCGTGATCGTCGCTCACCGTGCGCACTCCCTTCCCCGCGGCAGAATCGGCCGGGGTCCGTCGTTCGCTGCCCAGCATTCGGTCTGGCCAGGCGACTCGGCGTAGAACTCCTCTTCCTGGAAAATCAAGTCACCGGCCACGCGCCAGTAGACTGCATTCGGGAAGTTCGCAACGAAAGCATCTTCCGGCGGGATGCAGCCAGTACCCCCAGGAAGAGACCCGGGAAGCACGAGAGCGGGTCTCGTCTCCGTGTTGGTCTGCTTCACGCTCGCGTAGAGCGCGATCTCGCACGGCCCCTCGATCTCTGCGTCGAGAGAGTAGTAGGCCTGATCTGCGCGCCAGTTCCATCGAAGGTCGTACCAGGTACCGAGCTGTCCGATGAGCGGTACGCCAGGAACTCGGTACGGAGCCAGATACCCGCCGCCCTCTCCGATTGCGCTGCTGTAGATGAGGGCTGGCGTCTGAGAATCTAGGTAAGCCTCTCCCTCGCTGGAGAACGTCTCGAACGTCGCTTGATACCCAGGCGGGAGACGACGGAGGTGCCACGAAATGTTTCCATCCGTGAACTTCCAGAACGGTGATGTCACCTGGAGTTCCAGCGGATAGACAGAACCCTGGTCGTCGTTCGGAACGGCGACACCAATCGTTGCCATCTGCCGGATGCCTACGAGGCGCGCGACCTGGCGAGCCGTGATCCGCGCCTTCGCGAGCATGAACATGTACCGCGTCCCCGTCTTTGCCGACGGAGTGGTTGGGACACGGACTCCGACGGCGTAGCCCGATCCATCCGGATCGGACCCAACCCCCTGCAGGTACGGGTCGTAACCCGTCGAGGAGATCTCGTACCGATTGCCGCGCGCCCGGAGAACCATTTCAGCCTGCCGACCCCGAAAGCTTCTTCGCGCATGCGGAAACACACGGGACGCAGTAGCCCGCGTCACGGAGTCGCTGCGCTGCATCGTCCGGATCCATGTTGTCCAGCGACGGATCGAGGAACTGCCAACCCGTGAAGGTGAGCGTGACGTTGTAAGGCGGCCCGTTCGGCGCCGTCGCCGGAGGCGCCTGCGTCAGGATGAATTCGGCCTTGATCGACTGTTGCTTGTAGAGCGTCCAGCCGGCCGGCCACGTGTCCATGATGATGTTCGTGAAGTTCTCGAGGGGCGTGAAGTTCGGCGCCACGAGATACCGAGGTCCCGAGTGAACCGAGACACGGACCGCAACGCCTGGGGCTTGCTTCAGGTTCGCGTCGTACAGCGTCTTGAAAACGTTTCCGGAGAACACGTTCGGTTGCTGGAGGCTGTAGTCCACCCGCTGGATCCAGGTTCGGCAGGGGATCACCGTGTCGAGGTCTCCCTCGATCGGAATCTGGTTGAGCGCGAAGCTCTGGAAACTCGCCGCGCAGTTCATGACGAACGGGATGCGCGGGATTCCTTGGGACAGCGCGTAAGCGGCGATCGGGTCGTACAGCGCAAGCAGGGGGATATTTTCGGTCTTGGGCTGCTGATCCATAGCTTCCTCTTGACTATTGACGGATTCCGTCTATTACACTCTCTCGAGCAATGAACTCAGGTTCCCAATACGACGGTGCGCGGCCGACCGAACTGGGTCGGCCGGTCGCGCACCGCTTATCCAACCTTCGATCAGCGGCTGAGCGCCGGCAGAGCCGCCATCCCGGTCGTCCCACCGACGCCCGGCATGTTGATGTACTGGCTGAGGTTCTTGGTGATGTAGTCCTTCCACGGACCCCACACTTCGAGCCCCTTGATGAGGATGGAGAGCTTCAGCACGCCACCCTTCATCTTGATGCGCGACGTCGTCACCTGCTGGCCGCTGAACTGGTTCGCGCCCTGGTCGAGCGTGAGTTCCGGCATGTACGAGACCGCGCCCGTGGGGGCCGGCGTCGTCGGGAGCAGGTTGGCATCCGCCGTGATGATGGAGAGGTTTCCGCCGAGTTCATCAGAGATCGACAGGTACCGCTTCATCTGATCCTGGTGGTACGAGTCCTGCGCAACGAGAACCATCCCGATCGGGATGCCCTTCTCGAGGAGGACCGGGCGGGGGAGCTTCCGGAACGGCTGGGTCGCAGCGATGCTCCCCTGGTTCCGGAGTCCGCCGTGCGTGGTCGGCGCGAGGTCGAAGTCGCGCGTCGGGTGGAAGAGGCCGACGTTGCCCGTCGTGCCAGAACCCACACCCGTCGGGCCCGTGACGCCGGAGGCGGCGTTCACCGAACCGATTCGGCGCGCGTTGACGGGGACGAACACGCCGCCGCCCGCGAGCTCGCGGTAGCGGTTGTTCGACTGGCGCGCGTACTCGATCACGTCCACTTCGGACGTGCCGGCCGCCACTGCTTCGGCGTAGGGGCCGAAGTAGCAGACGTCCGCAGCGAGTTCGTTCACCAGCAAGATCCTCTGGTAGACGCGCCACTGGAACTGGTACGCCTGCGCGAGGTGCCAGGCGGCCTCCCAGTCATCGTGGCCCCACGAGAGGATCGCCGGGGTGAGCGTCGATCCGCCGGGGACGCCAAGGACCTGGACATCGTTCGAGGTGAAGACGTCCGGGCTGACCGGCGTGGCCGTCGCAGCGCCGGGGGCCGGGCTGAGGCAGTTGCCGATCTGCATGAACGACTGCGGCTCCGCGAAGACATGGAAGCCGAACCCGTAGGCGATCATGTCCGCCTGGAGGATGCCGTTCACGACGAACGACGAGTCCACGCTGTCGATGCCGGGCACCGACTTCGGGTTCTGCAGGACGTCGATCTCGTTCCCAAACGTGGCGTCGATGTCCGCGTCCGAGATCGGGAGTTGCGTGGTCCACGTGACGTACTCGATGACGGGCACGTTCGTGAAACCGCACTGGAGGACGCCGTCGGCGATCTCCGGCGACGGATTTGCCCCGAGCCCGATCATCTTCGAGTTCGGACGGTCTCTGATGTCAACCTTCATGATCTCACTCCTGTTTTGGCTCGGCCGACAAAGTCAGACACCGAGCGTTTCTGGTCTGAAATTCGATCAGTCCGGGATCTCCACCCGGTTGGGCGGGACGCTGAACTGCGGGATGCCGGACACTCCATTCGAGTGTCCGTCCGGACCGCCCTCGAGACCGAGAGCGTCACGAGCGGTCGCCGCCGCCGACTGCATTGCCGTCCTCATGGCGCCAGCGCCGCAAGGAGTGCAACCGCCCTGCGAGGGCTGGGGGACCTGCCGGGGGGCACCCGGGGGCGCGTAGGGGGCGCAGGGAGAGCCGGACGGGCACGGAATGATGGTCTGACCATCGCTGCCGTAACACATGCCCGGTTGCCCAGGAACCGCAGAGCCGGGCATGTTCCCGCCGCCGAAGTTCTCCAGGTTCTGGCCGACGCCAGCCCGCGCGTACGGGCCCACGTCTCGGAACGAGCGCATCTGCGGCGACATGTTCGCAGGGAGTCGCCCGTAGGGCGCGCCCAGACCGAGCAGGCCAGGACCGGAGGTCCCGGTACTTGCCGTGCCACCAGAGGAAGGCGCGCACTGGACCGGCGTGACGCCGTCGGATCCGTAGCACATACCGTTCTGGCCGTTGATGTAGTCGCCGGGGTTGCCCGACGTCGCGCCCGCAGCGCCCGTGTTGCCCGTGGAGGCGACCGCGGTCGCTCCCGTCGCACCCGTGGCTCCGCCGGTCGCACCAGTGGCTCCCGTTGCGCCCGTTGCGCCGCCACCCTGCTCCGCGCCGACGACGTCGGGGTAGAGCTGATTGGCCAGCATCGGGTTGCTCGAGACGAGCTGTGCGTTGCCGAGGAGGAGCGTCTTCGCGAGCTGCCCGAGGAGGTGGAAGCCAGCGCCGAGGGCCATGCCCTGGAGCGCGGCTCGCGCCATCGGATGCTTGACGAAGTAGGCTCCCGCCATCGGCGCTGCCGTGAGGGCGACCTGTGCCGCGATTCGCGTCACGCTCGGGACTCCGAGGATCGCCGTTTGAGCGGCAGCCCCGGTGACCGGTGTGGACCCGCTTGTCGCGAGGAACCGATCGAGGACGTCCGTGAGGACGTAGCCGACCGTGCCCGTAACGAGAGCGAGCGCGAACTCTCCGCCCGACAGCGGATTCGAGAGCGGATGCTCCTCACCAAGGAATCCGAGCGGATTGGCGAACATACCCTCGCTCGCGCTCTGCGGCGGAAGACGGCGGTAGGTCGTCCGATGGCTCCGACGGTGCCCCTTACGTGCTCCCTTGCGCGCTCCCTTGCGCGACTTACGGTGGGGACGACGCCGCGTGGCCCGCTTCTTCGGAGTCGTCATGACGATACGAACGTTCACCGGACGCGCACGGCCCCTCGATGACCGACGCACGCCACGAACGAGAGCCGTTGCACTGCGACGCCGACGCGGATGCTTCCGAGAACCCTTTCGGGAGCCCTTCCGCTTGCCCTTCCTTCGAGCAGGCTTCGTAGCCTCCATGACCTCGCGGGCATGATGATGCCGACGAGGACGACGACGGGGCTTGCGGGTCTCGTACACGACTTCACTCGCGCGTCGCGCGCGGCGACGCCGCGGCTTCCGGTGCTTTGCCATGGCGGTCTCTTCCCAACTCATGTGGCGCGGCACGTACACCCGCTTCCGTCCTCGCGCCGCTTGACGAGGGGAAGCCTTCCTGAAGTGACCCTTGACGACGTGCCGGCGTTTGCCAGCGCGACCCTTTCGCCGGAGCGTATGGAAGCGTCCGGTCTTCTTGTTGCGACGAACCGGATTCTCACGGGCGCGGGCCTTCCCGCGACGTCGGCTCTTTGCTTTCACGAAGTGGCCGAATTTGTCACGCTTCCGCGCTCTCGCCATCTTCGACCGGGAACCCGACTTCTTCTTCGCCATCGTCTCAGCTCCTGACCTGAACCCGGGGTAGTCGCTGTACCTTCCCGTCGCCTTCACGCGCTTCCAGGCCACGCCCGCACAATACTGCTTCAGGCGTGGTCCACGAAAACGCTTTGCTGCGTGAGAAGCCTTGCACGCCTCATAGTAGCGCGCAAGGTCCGCGCGGAGCGCCCGCCATTTCCGGTAGCTCCGATCGACACTCGGAGGTGCCGCTCGCCGCCTGCGAGCCACCTCAACGACAGCCGCGTGCTGATTGCTCCCCGTACGAAACTGATGCATTGCATCGACGTAGTTGGCGACTCCGCTACTCATGGGTAGACAAAGCCTCGCCAGTTTGCGATGCAGCCGTGACCGAGATCGATCCGGAGGAATCTACGGCAGCGTGCGACTGAAACCTTCGCGCGCTTGTCGAACAGGTGGTAATACCGCGCGGCGTGTTTTCCAGGGCGCTGGTAGAAGATCTGCACCGCATCGCCAATAGAATTCCACGGTCCACTGGGAACGTCAACGACAGCTCCCCGCGCTTCGTAGTCCGGTCCGAAGTACGATTTGGCGTCTCCCGTCATCTCCACGCGCTTTCGCGTCGTTTTGTACGGACCGACGAACACAAAGCATTTCCCTAGAGAGCCCCCATCCGGATCGTGAATCATCCCGTAGCTGACGGGCACACGGACGTAGGAACCGTCCGCCATCTCGAGCTTTACGGCGCGACCCTTGATGAGGATCAAGCGGGGTGACTCCTCTTGTAGGAGGCGGCGCTGCCCTCAGCAACGGCCTTGAGAAGAGGGAAAAACGTGTAGACGCTCGCGAAGGCGAGGCCTCCGACCACGACCCAAAGAACCGTCTTCTCCACGCTGCCAAGCGCGCTGGAAAACGGATTCGACTCCTCGGTATCCTTCTGCGCCTTCAGCTCTGCGATCCGGTTCTGCGACACCGCACTCAGAAGCGCTTGCCCCTGCTGCTGGCTGCATCTGCCCGAATTGATACAATCCACGATCGCTTTGTTGGTCGCTTCCCGCGCGGCAGCCGTTGCTGAATCGCAGTACTTCGACATGACGAAGTAAGCTGTGAAACCAGCGATCGCGGTAACGGCTACGATAGCGCCGACCCAGATGATCGGGCTACCAACTCCAACTCCTTGGACTCCGGTGGATCCGGTTGAAGATGCTTCTGCCTGCACTTGAGCAGCAGACAACGCCTTCCCGTCCTTGGCTGAAAACCCACTGATGATCGTACCGGCAGGATTGAAGAAGGCGTAGATCGCATCCTCAGCTCTTTCCACGATGGAGTGGAGACTCCACGGGTCAGCAGCAGCCGCAGCAACGTATGCCTCGTTCGTGTTTTGATCCACGAGAACCTGACGAGCTCCATCAAGCGCATCGTGGCCAGCTTGAACGAGCGTAGATCCCACGGTCCAGAGCTGCGTTGCAACATATTGCATGCTCTGCGTCCAGATCCCGTTGGTCGGAAAATCAGCGATACTGTCGATCGCGTAGGGTTCCGGATCGTACGCAGTTTCCGGCTGCAGCTGCGCGCGTGTTTGTTGAACCTGGACGAGCGCAGCGCCAAGACGATTCACTGCCGCTTCCAGCACCATTACGATCGTCTGGAGCTGAGCGGTGATCGCATCGTACGTAGCGCCGCTTACGATCCCATCCCCGACGCCTACCAGATTCGGATAGGGCAGATTTCCGAGCCCAAACACGTCCGGTCTCGCGCCGATTCCGACGTAGTCTCCATTCAACCCCTTGGCAGTGTCAGAAACCTCTTCTGCTTCGCTCTTCTTTAGGGGATCGACCGTCCATTCTCTGGTCGCCGGAAAAGCCTCCCCAACAGCCATGGTCGGACTCGATGGATCCACGCGCTTCCACCCATCGGGCGTATCGATTGCGAGAAGAACATGCGTCGGATGCTCCGTAAATCCCTTGAAGCTCTGGCCGACGACCTGCACCGGTACGCCCATGCTCATGATCGCGGATCCCGTGGCCACCGTAAGATCGTCACAGTCGCCTGCCGGCATGCAAAGCTTTCCGTCGAGGCAGAGCGTGTATCTGCTCGCGACGATCATCTCTGTCCCGACCGGATCTTGGACGTAGACCGTCTGCTTTCGCACGGCATCCAGAATCGCTTGCGCTTTTCCGACGTTCGTTGACGGCTTGCCGGCAGCGAGAAGAACTTTTCCGGCCCAAGACTTCACGAATACGTCGTTTCGACCGTCACGGATTCGCCTAGCCACTTCGTCGAGGCTGAACTTTGGCCCTTTGGCGCCAGCTGGGTAGCGCCCAGAATCCACTCTCACGCCAGAGAGCTGTGCCTTGGAACTTTCAATCGAAGGCCGGTAGTCGTAATTTTTCGTCATGCGCGCTCCGGTAGAGCGTAGCGTACCCCGCCGGAAATGCTTTTCGGCAACGCGCGCTCGATGTTCACGATCTGATCGAGGTAGACAACGATTTCCCCGCGACCCGACCGGATTTTTGCGAGCTGGTAGGGAGTTGGCTCGAAGCGAGCAACGGGACGACGGCGGCGCCAGAAGACGGCAGTACCGTCCGGCAGGAGTTCCACGGCCTCAACGAATGGGTCGCCACCGAGTTGCGCCCGAAACGCAGCGCGGCGACCACGATTGTGCGGATCGCGTGAGCGCGGTGGGCGTGGGTAGGAGATGGTATCGGGGTGGCCAGACCTCAGGATGAGGTAGGCTGCAGCAGCGCCAATCGCGGCACCGGCCAGGACGCCAAGGATGACCGGGGTAACCTGGTCGGCCATGGCCGGAGCGTACCACGCCCCGGCCAGGCCGGCAGTAGCTCAGAACGGCTTCACACCCACGGTGTTCGGGAGAAAGCTGCTCTGAGGCACGGGAGGAGGGGGTGGCGGTGGCGGAGGCGGCGCGAACTGGCGCTGCGGAAGCGCAGGCGGCTGCTGAATCGGTTGCGGCTGCACCTGAGGGAGCGGCTGCACCTGCACGCGCTGCGGAGGTTGTTGTGGCGCCTGTCCCCTCTGAATGGTCGCCGCGGTGTCGCCGACCTGCTTGACGAAATCCATGATCTTCGGGAGGTTCCCGATGAGGGTCGTCCCGAAGTCCAGGCTGCCATCTGGCTTGAAATTCGCGACAGCACCATTTCCGATCGGCATCGTAGTGACGGGCGGTTTCTCTGGAATAGGGTTCTCCTCTTCCTCCTCATCGAATTGCGCCGGCTCCGCGCCACCAGTGACTCGAGTGAACGAGTTGGCAGCGTTCTGGAACGTCTGCATTGCCTTCGCAGCTCCAGACAGCATGGAAGCCGAAGCAGTGAGCGCCGCAAACGGATCTTGTGGCGCCGCAGCAACCGGTGGAGGCGGTGGCGGAGGGGGCGGCGGCGGAGGCGCGTACTGCTGCGAGGGTTGCTGGTACTGCGGATACTGCGCTTGATACTGCGGGTACCCGCTCACTCCCGGAGCGGGCGCCTGAGCGGTCGGAACCCAGTACCAGCCAGGGTAGCCATCCACTTCGATCCAGCCAGCAGCCGGCGTGTGAGTAAAGACAGCCTGATAGCCAGGAGCGCTCGGGGGCGCATTTGACGGATCGAGGCGACGTCGCGGCTGGAACGGCTGCACCGGCATCGGAGGCATTCCCATGGGCGGTGCCACCGGCATAGCGACCGGCGGCGGCACCGGGCGCTCGTCGCGACGCTGCATCTCTGCAAGCGCTCCGAGCGCCTGCGCGAGCTGCAACTGTGTGTTCTCGAGCATCTGTTGCGTACGCCGTGTCTCCTGGAACATCGCAGCCACGGCCGGATCGATTCCTTGCGGCTGCGCCGGAGCCGGCTGGACAAATTGCACCGGAGGAACAGAGGGAGGTTCCGGCGGAGGAGGAGGCGGCGCAGCCTGGGGCGCCGGAGGCGCTTGCGGAGGCGGCACGTACTGCGGGTACGGGGGCATGGGAGCGTACCCGGGCACGGCCCCCTGTGGGTATGGATACGGAGGATAAGCAAACGGCGCTGCGGCAAACGGTGGCACTGCATCCGGAGTCTTTTCAGCGGTCGTATCCGGAAGCTCCAGGTATGCCTCGCCCACGTTTCTCGCCGACTGCTTGAACGTCACTCTGTATCGCGACGATGGGCTCGACTTGTGGATCGACTTCATCACGTAGTCGTAGAAGTCCGTCCCGTTCTTCAAGTTGCTCATCACGACAGGGCGGAAGTCCTGCGGGGGATCCGGTGTCGTTCGCTGGATATGGATCCAGATCGTGGAGGTGGCGTAGCTGGCCGCAAGGATCTCGAACAACGCGAGAGCGTTCTTCTCGTCCCAACGAACATGCAGTCCGTTCTCCTTCTGCTTCATCTTTTTGGCGAGTTCTCGGTTGTACTTCGCCGATTCGGCCGTGGCAGCGCCGACCCTTCGGATCTGCGCGATGGGTACTTCGCCTCCGGAGGCGACGCTGCCGTCGCCGTTCTCTGGCACTCCCTCGGGGTACACGTCTTTTGTGACTTCCCCGATCGTGACCGAGATGTCCGGGATATCCGCCTTCTTCGCGGCTGGTTTCGCTCTGGGCATCTTGGACTCCTCAGGAGAAAGTAGGATTCGAGGCGATGATGGGTGAAACCATCTGGTTGGAGAAGATCATGGAAAAGAACTGCTTCACGGGCGCACCGAGAGCCACGGTCTGCTCCGGCGTCGTAAGCGACGGGTCGCACGGAAAGTAAGCGAAGAACGACGGCTGCAGCAATCCAGTCGGACCACCGGTGGCGTCGAGACCAGAGTAGAGCGTGATCTGCCCGAGATTTCCACCTGCAGTTCCGATCGACGTAAGCTGCATGTTCGTGATCGTCGCGTGGTCCAGGTTCGTAAGATTGACCGGCGTGGTTCCGTTCAAGGTCACACTCTCCGTGAACGGACCGGCGCCCGTCTTGTCGGTGTAGGTAATCTCGACGGTCTGCGCGCCCACTCCGCCGGCCGTATCGGCGTCGCTGGTGGAAACGATGGACCCTTGGAAATTTCCAAGGATGTTTGCCATGACCGTTCCGGATGCATTGGAACCACTGAAGAGCTGAATGAGCCCGTCGTTCGAGCCGCCCGGACCTGCCTCCAACACGGTGAGACTGTCGGTCGTGAGCACGAATGGAGCGGTCATCGACACGGGCGTTGTACCGTTCAACACGATCGTCTGGCTGGCTGGAACATTCTTCGGACCGGCGTGGAATCGCATGGAAAGCACGCGAGCTCCAGAGCCAGCCGGTGCCGCATCGTTGGGACTCGACGAAACTGCCGACCCAGGAAAGGCGTTCGCCGAAGAGACGGGAGCGAACCCCTGAAAGATCGGAAGTAGAGAAAGAACGATCGTTCGTACGACGGTCGAACTGGGTGTCGTTACCGTGTCGCTTGTGAGCGAAAGGCCGATGTTCGTCATCTCCTGGAGAGGAAGCTGGATCGCCGACATCTGCGTCGCGAGGGTTGCCTGTGAGAGTGCTCCGATGACGTTGAGCGTATAGGTGAGCGTGCAGCTGGTGGGGGTTGTCACAGCACGTCTCCAGTGACAGGGCTGGCCGGAAGGAACGAGGTCGGTTGATCTGCGGCTTGCACCTGTGGCGGCGCAGGCGGCGGGGCCGCTTCGACTTCCGGCTCGTCACCATCCGGCTCGTCTTCCGGCTCTTCCGGATCTTCCGGCTCCGTCTCGAAATTGTCGTCCGCGTTGTCGAGAGTGTCCTCGACGATCTGTTTCAGGAGATCGAGCGGAGCCATGGAGGCAACGATTCGCACTCCAGATGCTGCGAGGTGGAAGCGATGTCCGCACTTGACGCCGGTCTGTTGGGCGAGAGATGTCTCGAGCTTGGACCCTTCCAGCGGGACGGCAAACACAGACACTCCGCCATCGATCGGAACCATCCTGCGCACAATCAATTCGTCGTTGCCAGGTACAGGCTCGTTCAGTTTCCACTGGGTGGGATTTCCCGCCATATCCAAGGCGAGTACCGTCACAACAGTCGCTCTGGTCTCCATGCTTCGATCTCCTTACTTTCGCTTCGTGACCTTGCCGCCCCGCTTCCACTTATTGGCGCGGAACGAGTAATAGCCGTCGGATCCGACGACGATGTGATCGAACAGATCCACCTGAACAGCCTCGCTGGCCTTTCGTAGCGCTGCCGTCAGACGTTCATCCGCCTCCGACGGCGACGCGACGCCGCTGGGATGGTTGTGGGCGATCGCGTATGCCGTCGCGCCCATGACCATCGGGAGACGAAGTACGTCCGGAACCGGAACGGACACGCGATCGCGTGCACCACGGGCCACCTTGTCCACGCCGCGCACATAGAGCTGCGTGTCGAACAGGATGACCATGAGGTTCTCCTGGTCCTCGCTGGTCATGTCCTGCTTGATGAAATCGTACAGCTTGTTCGAGTCGTCGATGCGGCCGAACGCTCTCGATCGAGCCATGCAGGCGTTGAATTTTTCCGGATCCTTCGTCACCCGCACGTAAGGAAGACACGACGGACTTGCCGCAGAAACGTTTTCTGCGATCGCTTCGAGTGGCTCACCCATGGTTCCGACGCGGATTGCCTCCACACGGACAGCCTCGACGATCCCAGGATGAACAGCGCACCCGCTCGCAGGTGCTGGTTTCGGACATGTGCATTCCATCGCGGGCGCTTTGGGGGCCTGACAGGAGCACGGCTTGTGTTCGGTGTTGCTCATATCCGTATCCTAGCGCCGGTTCCGGTAGCGCTCCCGCCAGTAGAGGAATCTGGTCGTAACTGCGAAGCAGAGGGTGATCAGCGGGACGCCAACGGCGATCGCTACCAGAATCATCTCGGGAGGGACGGTGTCCATCGGTAATCACTCACCCTTCATGCCGCAAGAGTTCACTGCTTCCTGTACTCCGCCCGGTCCCTGTTTTCGCTGCCATCCGGTACTTCCCTTGGCTGCTTCTTCTCCAGCTTCACGATCCCGTTCCTCTTGAGAGCACTCTCGAAGTTCTTCATCCCCCGCTTGTCGCTCGGTGAGCCGGCAGTTACCACCATCCCCCCGTTCGGAAGCATGACCTTGATGTGCCCGCCGGCCGTCCGCTCCACGCGGCATCCCTGTGCTTCCGCGTCACGGAGGAGCCGGCGAAAGTAGTCATCGCGGACGGACCGCACCGGACGTCCTGAGGAACTTGTCTATTTCAAATCGCAGGGCGCTCGTCATTTCGCTGACGGTCATGTCCCTGTTGTCGATCACGATGTCGAATTCGGAATCCGGAATGTAGAGCTGTTCGAGCTCCGAGGAATGGAGTCGGAGGAACAGATTCATGATCGGCTTCGGAACGAATCGGGAGAAAAACTTCGGCCAGCCACGCTTTAGCCTCACTAGTATCTTTTTCCCTCCGTAGGCACGGATGAACCTGATCTCGTTCTCATGTCGAACATCCGGAATCACCACAGCGGTCACCTGGCGTTGCAGGGTGGAATCCAGAACGATACCCGTCTCTTCAGAGTAGGTGACGTTTCGTTCGGTAAGAAGCCGACGTGCCGTTCTCACGGCAAGCAAGGCCCAGATGTCCCGGTAAATCAGTCTACCGACCTCGGTACCAAGCACCTGGAGCGCCCTGCGAGGGGTGAGACCACCGTAACGCGGATCCTGAAAGGAACGCTGTTTCGATTCGCCCCAGAGCAAATACGGATCCCAATCGAACCAATCGGCAGCGACCCGTTTGAATGGATCTGCCATGGAAACCTGAGCGTATCCAAGCGCAACAAGCATTGCAGCAGCAGTGCTTTTCCCGGCCCCCGCAAGCCCTGAGATACCAACGATCACGCTGCCTTCCCTTCCCGCGCCGCGCGCGCCGCCAACCGTTTCGCTACCACCGCATCAATCTCTGCGGTGGGAATCCGCAGCCAAGTCCTGCCGCCCGGCCACGAGTAGCCAGCGTCCTTCATCCACGCGCGCAGGGTCTCCCCAACCAGACCGCGAGTTCGGGCTGCCGAGTGCACGTACTCGGTAGCTTCCCACTCACGAATCGCGCGATCGATCTGCTCCGGGTACGCCCAGCGTACCGGTTTCCCCCTCGAGTAGCGATACTGGAGATGGATCTCGACCTTGGCCCACCGGAGAATCTTGACGAGGTAGTCCACGCAGTATCCGGTCCTCTTGGAGGCTGCAAGGATCGTCTCGCCGCTCGGCTTCCGCGCGGGCCCGAGCTTCAAGATGTTGGCTTGGTCGATCACGCTTCCCTGCGTTCGATTCAACACTCTCGCGATGTAGCGAACGCTCTTGAACCCCCAGTGACCGGAGAGGACACAGTTGTCCTCCTCGGTCCAGCGACGGTGCGTCTTCAAGCCGAGGAACCTGGCGCGCTGGAAGATCGCTGCCTTGCTCCGCGTCGGTATCGCGACAACGCAGGCATGGATTCCTTCGGCGACGTAGAGGCGCCGGAGCGCAGCTTCTTCCTCTGCTGTCCATGAGGGCCACTTCATTTCGTCGCTCCTGAGCTGCAAATCTTTTCGTGCCTAGTCTTCACGTTGATCCCAATTGACCGACCACAGATCGAACAGAGAACACGGTTGAAGGCTCCGTGTGAGGCTCTTGGATCCCCCTTTTGAAATCGACCTCTATTGGGAGCCATCCCTGAGGCGATGCCGGCCTTTCGTGCCATTTCGGTACTGCGAGACCAGCGTTTTACGCGACGTCGATAGTCAGCTAGCTCGTCCACTACTTTTTCCCCTTTTTTTTCAGGTGTTCAAATTCGTGTTGGTTGTCGATGCACATGGAAGGAAACGGATCGCCGATCAAACGATTTCCGTCCAGGTGACCAACGACCGTGATTCTGACGATCGAATATCCTTGCGCTCGTTCTCTAGCTTGATCCTCACTATCGGCGTAGACGATGAGCTGACGCTTATCAGTGGTTTCCAGTAGAAACCGTGTCTTCCTCGTAACGAGAGCCGGCGACGCTACCCCGAGCTTCACGGCGTCGTCTTGTCGATCTGGTTCCGGATCCGGTCCACGCATGCTCCCATCGCTCTCGCAAGCAGATTCAGGACCCGCTTGTACATCGTGGGATCCGGCATTTTGGCCATTGAGAACCCGGTGGTGACGTCTCGGGACCATTGGATTACGACGACGGCTGCCAGACACGGTTCACCTGCCTCCATTGATAGGGTCCGCATCATCTCCTGCAGACTCGTGTTCACCAACTGCTGCTTCTTGTCTTCCGACATCCTCTACCTCCAGTCTCCTCACTGCGCTCGCGAAGGCTCCCTCTGGGAACGGTCCTCCGAAGTAGAGCCAAGCGCCGAGCCCTTTCAGCTCGGCTGTTGTCAGCTTGCCTAGAAACCGAGCTAGGTCTCGCGCGTCCTCAAGATCCACCTCCGGTAGGCACATACCCCGCGTGAGGATCCAGAGGACACGCCTCTCATCACGCCGCGCCGGCATCGCGCCGGACAGCGATGATCATGTCCTTCTTGATCGCAACAAGGGTCCGGTCATTGTCCAAGAACACGCCGGATTCGTTTGCGACTGGCTTGCCGTTGTGAAGTACAGCTGTGTCCTTCCACACGATGCGATCTTCGAGGGAGATGTCGTCCACGTTACGCCCGATGCTCACGACGATCCCGGTGCCAGGTTCCACGTCGAGTACCGCCCGAGGGAGATGGATTCCGCCCTTGGAAACGGTTGTCGGGGTGCCGACGAATACGATGACGTAGTCGCCGTGGGCGACGTAGCCCTTGGGGTTGTACTGCGAAAATTGATCGCTTGACGTTTGATTGCTCACTTGATCTCTCCTTATCAGCCGATCTCTCTGACTCTGAACGGCAAATCAGCCACATCCTCCGGAGCCATTACCCGGTACCAATTTTTCCCGTGTTTTTCCGGATTCCAGGCGAAACCATGCTCCTTGACGATATCCTTCTGCTCGAAAGGAGCCATGGAGTAGTAAAGCTTTTTCGGTCGCATCCCTTTCTGCAGCATCGCCTGCAGATCGGTCCCAAGCTCCGCTGCCCGCTTGAACAGCCTCGCCAGCGTATCGCAATCGGACAGCGCGCGGTGCGCATTACAAACAGCGACGTCATGCGCGAGCGCCAGATGCAGAAGATGTTCTCCAAACGCTTTCTGGCGTGGCCACTCGAGATCGAATTTCGAGCATACCCACGGCCTCAGTGAGCGTACGTCTTCGGGCGTAAATTCGTAATCGAACTCGACCCGATGGGCAACAACGACGTCCGAGAACTTGATCGCTTTGGCAACCTGATTCCATACGAGTTCCGCGGGCGGAGCATCCTGCAGGAGGGCTGCCGGAATCCCGTTGTGCTTTTCAGCTTCATTTCCGTTGGCAAAAACGAGTGAGGAAAAAACGTGGATCGGAGCAAGATGCTGGAGATCGAAAACGATTAGTCCGACCTCGATCACTACGTCCTTTTTCGGATCCAGTCCGCTCGTCTCCGTGTCCAGAATACAAATTCTCCGCATTATTCTTTCCCCTCAGAGACGAGCCCTGCTTCGATCAGCAATGGCGACGGCCTCTTTCTACTCGTTCCAATCAGAAGCTGATCGCGCGCGCGCGTAACGGCGACGTACGCAAGCCGACGCTCTTCCTCCCTGTCGCCCATCGCGTGCGGGAGCCATCCCTCGCTGAATCCAGCGATGAAAACGTACGGCCACTCGAGTCCCTTGCTTGAGTGGATACTCATCAAAATCACCTTGTTTTCGAGCTTTCGGTTCGCTCTGTTTCGCTCAGAGAGCGCGCGCATCTGATCCACGTACGCGAGCAGTTCTCCGAAGCTGCCAAACTTCTCGGCCACACGAATCAGCTCTCGCACGTTCTCGACGTGCGAATTCTCCGTATCCTCTTCCCCCTCGTCGCGGCGGAGCCACTCGATGTACTCCGTTTCGCTCACGAGCCATCGAAGGGCCTCGTTAGCTGGACTCTCGCGCATGTCACGCAGGTCGGAAATGATCGTTGCCCACTGCCGCACGCTCTCACGTTGCCGATCTTGGATACCCGCCTGTCGAGCAACGGCAGTAGCAACTCTGATCCACTCTACCTGTAGATCATCGTCATCGATCGGCTTGTCCTTGATCGCCGATACCGCCTCCGCCACACGCTCGACAAATGCTGTCCCGAGGTACCGAAACGGCGCATTGATGCAGCGCCGCACGTCGTCCATGTCGCCACTTCCAGACGCGACGCGCAGGTACGCGAGCACGTTCCGGACCTCACGCCGATCGTAGAAACTGACGCCTCCCTTGACCGCGTACGGTACGCGCGCTTTCAGCAGCGCTTCCTCGGGAGCTCGGCTCTGCGCGTTGCATCGGTACAGGACAGCCACGTCGCTGTACCGCGCGCCATCTCCGGCCGTTACCTGCTGGACCCACTTCGCCAACTCACGCGCCTGGTCGTCCTGCTGATCGTAGGAGACCACCCTAACGGAACCAGCGGTCCCACGCTCGGAAATCATTTCCACCGGAAGTCGGATGGCGGCGGGAGAGATGATCTTGTTGGCTAGATCGATGATCTGACTACCGGAGCGGTAGTTCCGGTTCATATTGATGGTTCGTCCGCCCCACTCGTTCTCGAATTCCATGATGAACTTTGGATCCGAGCCTCTGAATCCGTAAATCGCTTGCGCTGGATCCCCCACAATCATGTAGTTCGCGTGATCGCGAGCGAGAAGACTAGCAATCGCATTTTGCGCTGGATTTGAATCCTGATGTTCATCCTGGAGCAAATACGACCATCTACTTGACCACTTCTGGCGTACATCCTCTGAGGAGAGATGCTGCCAAGCGTTGACGAGAAAATCGTCGAACGTGAGAATCCCCGACGCCTCCAGTAGCTTCTGGGTGATGTAGTAGGCACCGAGCAGCTTCTGCGCATCGCTCCCAGCGAACTTCGCAGCAGCATCGGACCCCGGCATCGCCAGGTTGGCTTTGCAGATCGAAATGTACCGACCGACCGCCTTCGGATCTCCTTGCTGCCAGTTGAGATACTTGTGACCAATGGCCTCCTTGATGATCACTTCGAGACGCCCTCGGTCGTCGATTTGCCACTGCCCCCAGGTTGTCTCGTCCTCTCGAAGGATCTGGAGACAGAGAGAGTGCCACGTCCCAACGCGCGCCTCGGACACCCCGAGATTTCGCAGCCGGTCGTTCATCTCGTCGGCAGCCTTCTTGGAGAAGGTGACCGCGAGGATCCTGCGCGGATCGATCCCGTCGTCCACCATGCGTGCGATGCGATGGACGAGCGCGCGGGTCTTCCCGGCGCCAGCCACCGCCATCACGCGACACGGGCCGTCGGTGTGCCGTATCGCCTCGATCTGTTCCGGGTTCATTCCTTGTTCAAAACGGCTCAATGGTCCTCCGATCGTCTGTCGGACAGCTTTGCCCTGCCTGTTCGGGTCGATCCCGCGCCGGCACCGCGCTTGTCTTGCTCAGAGTCTATAGACCGAACTGTTAGATGATGCAAGTCATTCTTTGCGCGCTCGTTTTGATGCCGCCAGCCTGCACAAAGCACAGTCCAGGTGCCCCACCGGCAGCCCCGTGTCGCCGCACATTACGCACCGGCCACGCGCGAACCGGCACTTTCGACACGACGTCCGTACTACGCCGTCCTCTGTAGTCACCAGTGACTTGTCACACGGGCCCGCGTGCCCAACGCCACGCTCAAGCGGGATCCGCTCCTGGATTGCCTCCAAGAGCTGCTGACGGAGAAGCGCGTCGGCGAGGGGACCGACGGGCCCGTGCACGATCGGTTTCTCCGCCGAGACGGCGAACGTTACGCCACGCTCGTTGAAGTAGGCGACGGAATACTTCATCGTCCTCTCAGCTTCACGAGCGGGATCGTAGGCGTGTCATCGTTCGTTGGAGCGCACGTCCCCTCGTCCAACGCGAACCACTCGTCCTCATCCAGAATGACTGGACCATCCGCGAAGTCCTCTGGTCCAGCCCATCGTTCATCCAACTCGTCCAGCACACGATCTCTTTCAGACATCCCAGACTCCTGTTTCTCCGAGCTCCAAAACTGGACTCGGTTGCTTCTCTATCACCGGTTCATCCGGCACCACTGCCGGCAATTCCGGCTGAACCACTGCAGGCAATTCAGGCTGCACAACAGCCGTAATCTTCTCCTGTACCCACTTTCCAGGTAGTCCGCGTTCGCGCGCCACCCGCTCGAGCTTTGCCCTCATCACGTCGAGCTCACCAGGCGTCATAGGACGCCCAACGGGTCGCGGGTAGGAGTTCGGTGGCTTGTGTCCGTACCGCTCCCGAAAGCGATGGTAGACCCAACCCGACTGGAATCCGTTTTCAGAAGCGGTTCTACACATCTCATCCCAGTAGGCCCGCTTCTCATCCTCCAGGGGCTCGTTGTACTCGACGAGCTTTCCATCCACGTGCTCCACCTTGCGCTCGCCGACGTCGCGCTCCGGAGGGACAAACGGTTTTCCGCACTCGGGGCACTCATCGAGTGTGGACTCGAAGATAGCGAGGCATTCCTTGCACGTCCTTATCCCGAACTCAGAGCGTCTACGCTGCCGGTCCTCCAGGCTGGGTTCTCGATCCCAGGTGGGCATGCCGTGGGCAGGGATGCAGCCGGCGTGATCGAGGATGATCGCATCCACGCCGTTCCAGGGGCGGAGAATTCGACCTGCTTGCTGGATGACAAGGCCAGTGGACATAGTGGGGCGGGCGAGGATTGCACATTTGACGCTCGGCTGATCGAATCCTTCGCAGAGAACACCTACTGAGCAAACAACAAGAGTTTCTCCGGTCTCAAGACGAGCAAGGATGGCAGCACGAAGATCCTTCGGAGTTTCTCCATCAAGATGTTCGGCAGGAATACCCTTGGACAAGAAGTCGTCTACGATTCGCCTGGAGTGCGCAACGTTGACCGGAAAGCAAACCGTTCGCCGTCCGCCTGCGCGCTCAATCCAATGATCCACGATCGATCCTACGAGCTTACCTGTATTGCAAACCTGTTCGAGTTCTTCTTCCTTGTAGTCTCCGTTCCTCGTAGATACGCCAGAGAGATCGGGTAGCTTCTCGGTATCCACCGTCCAGACACGGGGCTTTACAATCCAGCCTTCGGCGATCAAGAGCGACGGGTACGCGCCGACAACGATTGTATCGTAGAACTTACCGAGCGACTTGCCGCCCATACGGAACGGTGTTGCAGTGAGCCCGATGAATATCGCTTCTTTGTAGTGGTCCCTCAAAGCCATATAGCTAGGGGACAAAGCGCGGTGCGTTTCGTCGATAAAAACGATATCTGCCTCCGGCTTATGCCTATGACGGAGCGTATCGATAGATGCGATCTGTATTTGAGCTCCAGGTCTCGCTGCACGAACCTGCCTACCAGACTTGAGAGTAATCCTCCCGTTTCCCATGATCACACCGAGGTTCTCCTCTGGAACCCCCATCGCAAGCATTTTTTCGTACGCTTGCGATATCAACTCTCTCCGGTGAGCGACAAATAAAAGACGGGAGCCCTTTTTGAGAGCACCCCACATGATGTACGCGGCTACGAGAGTTTTTCCGCCTCCGGTAAAAAGGACAAACAGAATATACCGGAATCCCTCGCGGATTTTCTCGCGAATCGCTTCTATAGCGGTCACCTGATAGTGGCGTAGCTCGATCATTCGCTTACCTTAGCCACGTACAGCCTCACCAGCCACTGCCCAAGCCTTACCAGCGCATCTCCGACCTCTGGACCGCCCTGCTTCGCAAACATCACCAGCAGCCTCAGATTCGCAATAGCCGCCTCCATCTCCCATTCAGAAAGCGTTTCCTTCCGAACGTGGCGGAGCCACGAGCAGAGTTCCCAGAGGGAGCGATTTCTGATCGGCCCGTCATTCTCCTGCGCGTATCGAATCAGCTGCAAAACGTTTTCGAGCGCCGCGTCCATCTCCGGTTGGGGAACGGCATCAGCCAGCGCGTTCTCTCTCCACCTGGTTTTGTCACGCGGAGGAATCCACGGCTTCTCCCACGGCTTCTCACGCTTCAGGCGATCAATGTGCGCGTAGATGTGTTTTGGAGGGGACTCGCCATGGAGGATGAGATTTAGGTACGTGTTGGTGAACCGACCGAAGCGCGCGTAGTAGAGAGCTTCGATGGATTCGACGAGGCCGGCGCGGGAGATGGGAGAGTAGGCCATTAGCGACGCGCTGGCGTATTTCGAGCTTCCCACACGCGCTCGAGCGCCTTCAGCTCTTGGTAGGCTTCACCGTAAGCCTGACTCTCGGCGTCACACTGTATGTAGCCGTACGGCGGATTCTCGAATACAGCTCTGCTCTCCGTCCAGTACATCTCAGATCCCACCAATATTCCACACTGGTTACAACACAATCGAACGGACCCATAGGACTGGTCGTCCTGTGTCTTCCAGTGAAGCTCTCGCTTTATCATTTCTTGATCTCCATCTGCTCATCCTCACCCGGACCAAACACTGCCCCATGGATCTTCAATTCCCGATGCAACGCCTTCAGCGACTCTTTTTCGATCGACCATCCCCAATGCTTGTTCAGCACAGCCTTGCCATTCCGGTTGTGAAACCGCATGGTCCCGTAGAGGGGCCATTGGAGCGTGATCTCGCGATCGTAAACCTCCGCGACGCGCAGCTTCCTTCGCTCGCCCGTGGTCGCGTGGACGATCTCGAGTTCGTGGATCGAGAGGATCATTTCCGGCTGAGCGCTGCGATTCGATCGCGAATTCGCGCCATCATCCGCTCGTGTCGCTCCCGTGCGAGCTGCGGCACGCGGCGACGCGCGAACGGGTGAGCCTCTGGATTCTCCCAGAAGTAGGGCGGCTCCTTCCCGAGCAATTCCGCGTCATTGGTCCAGATTTCCCCGTAACCTCGGTGGTTCCAGCGTGGCTTGTTTGTTTCCATCAATTGAACAAATAGCACAAATAAACTTGCATGCATCAACTGCAGGCGCTAGAAAGTTTCCCCGTTGGGTTGGAGGTGATTGATGGCAGATACGGATACGGACCGCAATAGCGGTTCCGATGGGCTCGAACCGGAGCTCGTAAAAACAGATGAAGGGGCCATTGCTGTAAAGGTGCGCCTCCCGCTCATTACGGTGAGCGAGTTGAAGGCGCATCGTCGATGCAAGCGCCAGCACCATTTGACGTATCGACTCGGCTACCGTGACGTAGCCAAAGCTGGTCCGCTGAGGTTTGGAACTGCAGTCCATGCAGCGCTCGAACCGTGGTGGAGGCCTGGTACTGGGCAGAAATCGATCGATCTTGCATTGGCGTCGATCGATGCAGACGGCGAGATGGATCCGTTCGAGCGTGCAAAGGCGCGTTCGATGCTAATCGCCTATCACGCTCGCTGGTCCACTCAGGATCTCGAAGTTCTCGGCGTCGAAGTGGAGTTTGAGGCGCCGCTCGTCAACCCGACGACGGGAGCCCATTCGCGCACGTTCCGAGTCGGCGGAAAGATCGACGCAATCGCTCGGAAGCCAAACGGCCAGGTATTCATCGTCGAGCACAAAACCTCTGGCGTCGAGTGCGGTTTGGATTCGGCATACTGGAGAAAACTTCGCATCGACCCTCAGATCAGTACCTATCTGGTAGGTGCACGAGCGATCGGTCATGACGTCGCTGGCTGCATTTACGATGTCCTCCGGAAGCCGGCTATCCGCCCGAAGGAAGTCCCGATCACGGACGAAGACGGCGTCAAGATTGTCGTAGACCGCCAAGGCAACCGAGTCCGGACCAAGGACCAAAAAAAGTGGCGGGAAACCTCCTCTAAAGAGGACGGTTACACGCTCACAACGCGCCCTGAAACTCCCGAGGAGTTTGAAGCACGCTGCCTGCAAACGATTGCAGAGGACCCGGATCGTCATCTCGTTCGCGGTGAGGTCTATCGACTCGACATGGAGGAGGAAGACGCAGCGCAAGATCTCTGGGAGCAGGCCCGTGATCTAAAGGAGTCGGAGAACGCAAAACGTTTTCCGAGAAACCCAGATGCGTGCGAGCAGTTTGGACGGTTCTGCAGCTACTTCGAGGTTTGCACCGGGAGCGCCAGCCTGGATGATCCGACGCTGTTCCGAAGAACAACAACGAAGCACGAAGAACTTGGAGGGACGAAATGAGCCTGTTCAAAGTCACCAAACCAAGCGGCAGTATCGCTCTGATCGAATCGTCTCATGTGGCAGTGATATCCATCACCGACCCATTTGGAGAGATTGGTCAGTGCCCAAAATCTACCTTCATTGCCGGAGCCGGATTCTGCGTTACATGCGTCGAATCGATCGACAAAGTAGCCGAGCTGTTTGCAGCAGCACAACGGCAGAAGTAACGTGGAACCCCGCAAAACCATCTCCCAAAACCTGGATGCCTATCGTCCCCGCCTCGAAGGCGGCCCGCTGGAATACTTCTTCGTCGCGCACAACTTCGCGATGGAGTTCTACGGAGAGCAGGTCCGGGCAATCCGCGGCACCAAATTCGCGGAGGTTACGCGCGAGGACTTCCTCCGCGAGTACGCCTGGGTGGTCCACGCGACGGGCTTCAACGCGCGCGTGGTCGGGAAGATGATGCCGCGCCTCATGGCGGTGTACATCGACGCAGAAACGCTTTCGATGAACGAGGTACTCGTACGAGCGCTCCCGATCTGCAACAACCCGCGAAAGGTAAAATCAGTCTGGACAACCGTTCAACACATCAAAGAGCAGCTCAGCACCAGTTCGTGGGAAAACTACCGGGACGACGAACTGGACACGCCTGAAAAGCTCGAACGTCTCCCCTACGTCGGTCCCATCACGAAGTATCACTTGGCGCGCAACATCGGACTCCTTGAGTTCGTAAAGCCAGATCTACATCTCATTCGCTTGGCGAACCACTGGGGCTACTTGACACCGCTGGACATGTGCCGCGAGATGCGCAGCCAGTTCGAGGATCGCACTGGGCTTCACCTACCACTCGGGATCGTGGACCTGGTCCTCTGGTACGCGGCATCAACATTCGGAACTACGGGAATCAAGGGAGCCGGAAGATGATCATCGCGGTGGTAGCGATCTTGATTGCAACGGTCGCCTACATGATCCAGCTCATCCGCCGGCAGAAGTCCGTGATGGTCCTGAACGTTCTGGAAGCCTTCGGGCCGTCATCGGCGACGTACACGCGCGAGCATCTCCGGCTCATGTTCTTCGTCGAGCCACCGAACGTGAACGCAGTATGGATGGAACTCCGTGTGCTCGAGATGCGCGGCCTTGTCCAGCGCGTGGACGACGGGAGAGCAGAACGAAGGGAGACGTGGATGTACGGAATCACGCAAGCCGGGCAGGAAAAGCTCGAAGAATGGACGGACAAATGACAACACGAAGAAAGCTCACCGGCATCGTCAGCGGTCGCATCAAAGCTCCGCCCCGCATCCTCCTCTATGCGCCCGAGGGAATCGGCAAGACGACCTTCGCAAACCACGCGCCCAATCCGGTCTTCCTCTGTCGCGAGTCCGGAACGGAGCGATTCGACAAGATGGACCGCCTTCCGGAAGCACCTTTCTGGCGAGACAGCCCGCGACGAGAGGACGGTACCGCGACGGACGTACTGTCGCAGCTCGAAGACCTCCGCGTGTCGGATCACGACTTCCAGACGATCGCCGTGGATACGCTCGACTGGCTCGAACCGCTCGTCCATCGCTACGTCTGCGACTCCGACCCGAAATCGAAAGGGAGCATCGTCCTCGCGCACGGTGGCTTCGGAAAAGGCTACGACGTCGCCATCAACGAGTGGCGCGCGTTCCTCTTCGGACTCGACCTGCTGCGAAAAGAGCGCGGGATGACCGTGATCCTGCTCGCTCACTCACACGTGAAGAAATTCGAGAACCCGGAGGGTGAGAACTTCGACCGCTACCAGATGAAGATGAGCGACAAGGCGGCGGCGCTCATGAGAGAGTGGTGCGATGCAGTCCTGTTCGCGAACACGAAGACGTTCGCGGGCGGGAAGATCACTGGAGGCACGACCGACGACAAGAAACCGAAGGAGTTCTACGCCTACGGCACGCAGACGCGCTACATCTACACCGACCGTAGGCCGGCGTTCGACGCCAAGAATCGATTCGGTCTCCCAGAGGAAATGCCGCTGTCGTGGGACGATCTGGCAAAAGCCATGAACGACAGCGATATGCGCGCCGAACGCCTTCGCGCCGGCATCGACGACTTGCTTTCTGGACTCACTGAAAAGGATCGCTCAGACGCGATCGGGGCCTTGGACCGAGCCAAGGGAGACCCTGACAAACTCGACACACTCCTCAACTGGGTAAAAGCCCGGCTGAGCAAATAAGGAGACAAGAATGAGCAACGCACCGATCACCCGTAAACCAGTCCCGCCCAAGCCGGCCAATCTGATTCCCGACGGAATCTATCGCGGCGTGGCGGTTACCTGCGACTTCCAGAAGTCTGGCAAGCAGGGAACCGACATGATGGCCGTCGTCTGCGAGATCACGCAGGAAGGCAACTTCAAAGGACGCCGCCTTCAGCACGAGGGGTACTTCAAGGACGACGAGAAAAGCAAACGCTGCCTCCAGACGCTCATGTCGTGCGGCTGGGATGGCAACGACCTCCTCGCAGTGACCGGTCCCGTCGGATCGAATCGCGGCGGATTCGGAACGCGCGAAGTGGACCTCGTGGTCCAGTCGGAGGAACCGCAACCGAAGGACGACGGTGGCTGGTATCCCTGGAAGAACCGCATCGCCTTCATCAACGAGCCCGGCAGCGGCGCGATCGGCCAGAGCATGACCGAGCAGGAAAAGATCCAGTTCACCGCGCGGCTGATGGGGATCAAGGACCAGGTGGTGGCCGCCCAGAAGGGAAAGGCTGGTCCGCAGAACAGCCCGTCTGCCGGTAAGCAGCTCGGGAGCAGCTCTCCGAAAAGCGACGACGAAATCCCGTTCTGAAAACGTTTACGACCCACCAGGAATCCACCGCCAACTACGGGACAAAGACCGAAGGCGAGCAGCGTCAGGTTCGTACGTGTGTGGTAGGTTGCGCCGAGCTTTCTGCTGCTTCGCTCGGCGCGGTAACCGTAAACCTGGGGTCACCTGAAGAGAATAGAGAGCGACGATGAATACTCTCGAGCAGGAATTCATGCAGCGCCTCATGGTCGCCCTTTCCAGGCGACCAAACATCAAAGTGCACAGACAGAATACCGGAATGGTTCTGAAGAAACATGGGGGAGTGTTTCACGCAGGCCCACCTCCTGGTGCTGCTGACATCTCCGGAATCGTTGGCCCCGAAGGGTGGAGACTGGAAGTCGAAACCAAGGGACAGGAGACTAAGAACCAGGATAACCAGAAACTGTGGGGAGAGATGATCCGTAAGCATGGCGGCATCTACGCGAAGGTCCGCTACGAAGAAAAGCTTTCGATGGAACAGAACATCGAGGCGGCAGTCGCGATGGTCATGACGGAGATCCTACGAAAGAGGTTGTCGTGTAAACCTGCTCGCGGCGAAAAGATCGATGCTCGCATGGAAGAATTATTTCCAAGGAAAGAGAAATGAGGTTGTCGTACAAATGGAGAAAAGGTTCACATCCGCATCGAAGAAACCACGCGCGCGGCCTAAAGAGCGCCAAATGAAGAGAGTAGTCATCGAATCGCCGCTCGCTGGTGATCTCCATCGGAACATCCGCTACGCACGCCTCTGCGCGCTGGACTGCATCCGTCGTGGCGAGGCACCGTTTGCGTCGCACCTGCTGATGACGCAGTTCCTCGATGACACCGTTCCAGAGCAGCGACGCCTCGGAATCGATACTGGTCTCGCGTGGGCAGCTGTCGGTGACGTCCGAGCGGTCTACGAAGACCTCGGTGTGAGCACTGGGATGCTAGCCGGAATCGAAAGCGCCATGCTCATTGGTCAGCCAATCGAACGAAGGAAGTTGCCGGGGGACTTGATGGCCATGCTCGACGGGCCGCTGAGTGGGGTGCTCCAACATACGGAAGGCATCAAGAAACGGTTTACTCCACCACGCTACGACACGGTGTTCGCTGAAGGCACGAGGCAACTCGACGCCATGGCCGCTGGAAAGGAAATCATCGGGTGGCATTGCCCAAGCTGCGGCTGCAGCTCTCGCGGCTCAGAGCCGGACTTCGCTGACTGCCCGGTGTGCCCGGACCAAAAGATGGTCCCGACCTACGAGTACGAGCGCTAACCATGACGGGAAGAACCTATACTAGAAAAGAATTTCTCACCAAGACAAAGGCCGACCTGGACAAGTGGGAAGCGAGTAACAAAGCCAACGACAAATTGACGTTGGACTACAGCGAGTGGTTCGAGAGTTTTCTAAATTCGCTCAAGGAGGATGAGTCATGAGGTGGCGGCGTCGAAGGTTTGCGAAGCATCGTCGCCTTTGCAGACGTAGAGGTCACGAAGTTTGCGACTTGGGACCGTATACACTTCCCGAGTGCGATCGTTGCGGAGTAGTTGTACTCACCTATCACAGCGCGCGCATGACACGCACGTGTTTTCCATGAGCGATCCGTACCGCACGAACGCTCTGGTCCCAGAGCCAGAGTACGACCGCATCGAACACAAGATGTGGTGGTGCCGCGAATATCATTTCTTGTTTGGTTGCATACGAAATTGCTGGGTCGATTTTCCAACACGCCATGCCACTCCATGGATCATCGTTGAACTCCGTCCACGAGAGTACGATCGAATCCATGGGTCCATTGTTGAACTTCGGCCGCGATGAAACCTCCCCCTTTCACCCTCCCCGCAGACCCTATCGACGGTCACGAGGTCCATTGGTGGGCCGTCGAATCCTACTCGTACGGGAACGAACCGCGCGTAGTCGAATGCAGAGCCGTTTACCACGTGCTCGCGCCGGCCGCGCAGGGCGCACTACCGTTCAAAAACGAATGGAAAATCTTCCGGGGCGGGGAGTTCTCCGGGCGCACATCGTGTGGCTGGACCGGAGCGTGGGAGAATCGGGATTGGTCGGTGGAGTTTGCAACGGAGGCGGAGGCTCTCGCGGAGGCAGTGAAGATTTGCCGAGAGAGGGAGCAGCGAGCGAAGATGGAAACAGCAAGGCTCCGTCGGGTGAGGTCGCTGCTCGAGACGAGGTTGTCATTGGCGAGGGTTAGGGACAACATAGGGAGGTTGCGATGACCTGCCGAGATTGCAAAGAACTTCAGGCGCGACTCACTGATGTAACGAGGGAAAGGAATCAGGCCGAAGCAAGACTGGATAGAGTCTTAAAACAATTGTCGCAGGTTGATTCCTATCTTCTGAGAAACACCAAGCGCGCTCCCGATCACGCCTGCAAGCAATGCGTCCCGAACGGTCCGATCGTCGATCCTGATTTCACATGCGCCTTCCACGCCGCTGAAGCTCGCGCAGCTGGAAAGCTCGCCTGATGGAGCACCTGATCGCGGTCGCCCGCACCAAATACATGCGCGCGGTGGACGGTCCCGAAAACGATTGGCGCCCGCCTGAAGGCACCCACCTCTTCGAGGGACGCCGCAACGTACAAGCCTTCGCCTGTTTCGAGGTCGTCCCGCTACTCACAGCGCTCAACGATACCTATTCTACAGACGAACACCTCGTCGCGTACGTCATGCACCGCGACGGCCAGCGCGTTCCGTTTCAGCCGCGCGTCGCAAAAGACGGCCTCGAGTACGTGCGCTCGCAGGGCTTCGAGCTTTTCGCAAACGTCGTCGTCCTCGACGTTGACAACGACGTACCAGCCGATTCAGAGAAGGAGCGCCACGCTCCCTGGACTCCGGAGCTCGTTACTGAAGCCGAAGCCCGCTACGCGCGGTGGCGCGCGGACGGCACGCTCACCTGGGGCATCTACCACACGTCGAAAGGTGCGCGCTTCGTTCAGCCACTCGATCGATGGATTCCGATCCACCAGTTCGAGTACCAGATGCGTGCCTTTTACGAGCGCGTGATGGCCCTCCACCGTGAAGGAGAGCGCTGGCGCCCGGACGAGCGGTGTAAGGACTGGACGCGCCACTTCCGACTCCCGAACGTGGTCCGCGACGGAAAGGACTACCGCTCGCCCCTCGTGGACTTCGCGAGCATGCGTCCCGTGACCCCGGCGGATCCGCCAGCCATGCCAACAAGCGAACCTCCAATCCGGGAGCGCCCGAGGAGGCCTCGCGCGGAGCCGCCTACCTCGTTTCACGACTGATCTGCCGGACGAGTGGGCGCCGCGCGCCGATCGCATAGCTGCCACGATCCGCGAGCACGTGCCCCGCGGGACGTGGAACGATCTATTTTTAGCCCTCTCCGGCGCGCTCTGCTCCACTGGCGTCGCGCTCACACTCGTCCCGCAGATCGTAGCTACAGTCTCCTCCCTCGTTGGTACCGGCAGCGTCCAGAAGGACCGCTCCACCGCCGAACGTACGGCGCGCCGTTACGCCTCGCGCGCGCGCCACACGGGCATGCGCGCCCTTCGTACCAAGTGGCCGTCTGTCGCGATCGCGGTCTCCGCGGTGGCTGGATGGGATCCGGACGCGGTCCGCGAGCAGAACAAGGAACAGGTAGCCGCAGCCGTCGAGGAGATGCGCCGCACGATCGCTGGCGCAGCCGATCGTCTCATCCTGGTCAGCTCCGAATGCGGCCTCGGCAAGAGCCGTGCAGCGCTCGACGTCGCCGAGCAGCGCGCCGCCAGCAACCTCAAGACCGGCATCTCTGCGCCCACCAACGAGCTCGCGGTCCAACACTTCCGCGATCTACGCGACCGTGGCGTACCCGTCCGCCGCCTGTTCGGCCCCCTCAGCGTCACGGGACCAGATGAGTGCATCCACCGCAAGCGCGCGCTCCCGCTCGTAAACGGCGGACAGTCGCTCCATCGTGAGTTCTGCGTCGGTCGCAAGGGTACCTCGAAGTGTGAACGCTACGACCGCTGCGACATCCGTGACGGAGTCGAAGGCGACGAAGGAGCACACGTCGTCGTCACGACTCACGCCCTTCTCGGAGCGCTCACCGCAGAAGTGGGTCAGCGCGGCCTCCTCGTCATCGACGAGCCACCAGCGCCAGTCATCTCCGAGTCGCTCACGAGCGACGACCTGGACAACCTCATGGATCAACGCGAGGCATTCAATCAGCTGTACACGATCTCCATGCAACCCGTCGTGGATACGGCGCGCTCGTATCGCACGGAGGAGTCGCAGGAGGCCGATGAGGTGTTCGGAGGAATCACCGGGCTCGGTAACGCCTTCCCTCCGGGCTGGAAGGGAACGTCGCCACCTTTGAAGTCCGATCGGATTCTCATGATCCGCAAGGGGTTCAAGAACGACTCGGCCAGCGAGGGAGCTGCGTCGCGTGTGTACAAGGTGCTGTACGAGGTGGCTGCCGCAGCGAACGGTGCCCCCCAGCCCGAGGATCCCGGAGATCTACTCAGCCGCCGCGTCCTGATCCGCTACCAGAAGATCGAAGGAAAGGAAGGCCGCGGAGATCTCTGCATCACGCGCATGGACCGCGCTCTCGAGCGCGCCGTCACCCGGACCATCTCGGTCGGAGGAGGCACGGTCATCCTCGACGCCAACGCCGAGACCCATCGGGCGATGTACGAGCGCGTCGTCGGCTACCCCCTCGAATGCAAGAAGTTCGCGGCTCTCGACGGCTCGAACATCCGGCGCATGCGTGTGGACATGCGGGCCTCACGGCGAGTGATGCTGCCGCACGGGCGTATCGCGCTGGAAGCGCTCCAGCGCGCGCTCGCGGCGGTCCGTGGCTGGATGGAGATCGAGGGGATGCTGCTCGACCGCGATGGTCGGTACGGCCTCATCACATTCAAGCCGCTGGCGATTGCGCTGAAGGCAGCGAAGGGAGAGGAGCTGCCCGAGGGGAGCTGGCGCAGCGAATGGGGAGACCTACGCGAGTGCATCGGCGCCATCCAGCAGGTCTTCGCCATCTTCGGCGACGAAGGCTCCGCGGAGCGTCCTCCCAGCGAATATCTGACCCGCCTCGAGATCGGGTGGTACGGCGCCGTCCGCGGCAAGAACAACATGAAGGACCTCGATGGAGTCATCACCGTCGGCGACCCGCGGGTCAATCTCGGCTCCGCCTTGGAGAGCGCGGGCTTCGTAGGCTTCGACGGCACGGCGGCGGATCAATACAACCACGCCCTCTGCGTGGACGAACTGGAACAGGCCCACGGGCGCCTGCGAACGGTCCACCGGGATCGTCCGGGCCGCTCCCTGCATGTGGGCCGCGTCACGCCCGGCGGAACTGGCTGGGAGCGACGAACGGTCGTGGACGGGTGGGATGAAGAAGCTCCCGGCTACGAAACGAACCCGACGGACGTTATAGATGAGTTCCGGGAACTTTTGTTACGGGTTCACACCAGTAGCGGCTGGTCACTCCGCGAGCTGGCTGAGCGGATCCCGGTCGGGGTCTCCGCAATCAAGGCCTACATGTACGACGGAGTAGCAATTCCGGACCACGTAGCAGTCCGCCTGCTCCAACTGCTGAGCGAAATCGGGGCAGAACGTCCCGAATAAAGATGAGGCCGGTCTTGCCATTGCCTAGTAGCCGGACCTTCTCTTTCTTTCACTAGGCAATGGCAAGACCGGGCACAGCAGTAGGCTTTTGGAGCAGCGCAGGTTGCTTGAACCAGAGGCAGCTGTTTGAAAGCGCCGGGCGGAGGTCCGCAGCGCCGGGTGCGCGCAGCGACGAACCGCGCGGAGCGCCCGCGCGCTGGCAGCGCGCCGTTTGGGGGGCCGGATGGCCCATGACCCGTGGCGGGTGGGATCGGCCGGTTTGAAGCGATCGTTATGGCCTTGTCCGGTATTATTCGTATGACGCAGGTTGACGCAGCGCAACGATGCCCGAAATGCCCACCGCAGTCCGGACCCTCGCTTGACAATCGTACTTCTTGTGCAAACGCCGCCTTGAATTAGAAACCGTTTTCGCGAATAGTGAGCGTTGCGATGGATGAAGAGCAGTCGAGAAAGATGTCGAGCGGCGAGCAGAACTCTCTGCGCAACCGCGTAGGCCGGATGGTCTCCGGTTTGAAGCGACCACCCAGGCAGCTGAAGGCGCATGTTTGCCTGCACTGTGCCGGGGCGTTTGTGGCGCCGTCGGCGAACGTGTGTCCGTTTTGCGGGCACAACTATCCTCTGGAGGAGTACATGCGCTACCTCGCTCGTGGCGAAGAGCGTGGTTACGCTCCAGGATATGCAGCGCAGAAGTTCTTCGAGTGCTTTGGAGAGTGGCCGAGCGACGAGCTCCGGAAGATGGCGGAAGTCCGGTATTTGCCGGAGTCAGAAGACGTGAGGAGAAAGTTCTATGTGGAGCAACTCGTGATCGCAAACGAGAGGGGATACAGCACGGGCTGGGCAGCCCACCGGTACCGAGACCGGTATGGAGGATGGCCGCCCCGGGAGTTCGGGCCGGGGTGAGAAACGGTAGAGTGTGTGATGGAAAGGCTGTGTATCGAGTGTGGATCGGTTCTGTCGTCGGGTAGTGAACTCTGCGGCATCTGCGGTTACGAGCTCGCGTGCTTCGGCATCGCTGGGCGTAGCCGGACGCGCGAGCCGGCAGCCGATTTGGAAAAGGGCGAGTTCTTCCGGAAGCAGCTGGCCGTAGCCAGGCAGGCTGGGTATCCGGATAACTGGGCGACATACCGGTATCGCCAGCGGTTTGGTGAGGAACCGCCCGCTCAGGCACGGGTGGCGTGAGCGTGGTAGGATGGCCTTCATGAGAAGGCGCCGCGCTCGAGAAGAGAACCCGCTGTCGCAAACCGCTTGGATGTGGATCATCGGGGGCGGTTTCGCGGCATCAGCCGCTGGGATTGCTTGGTACTACACGATGGGGCCGGGCGCGCCGCCTGGCTCCACGTCTGGTACAGCAGGGCAAGCTATCTCGAACGGCACGACGCCATCTGGCGCTGTCGTGTCTACGACGCCGAACAAGCAGGCCCTCACAGCAACGAACGCGAGCAGCGGACAGACCTTCACGATGCACGTCGGCGACACGCTGACGGTGACGCTGTCGTTGCCGAACGGCGCTGTCAACTACTCGGCGGCGCAGGTCGTGGGATCGTCGCTGACGCCGGGACAAGCGAATGTAAGCGGGGCCCCTGCAAATTCGGGATGGTCCTCCGGATCGTCCACGATGACCCAGGTGTGGACGGCAACTTCGACCGGCAACGAGACGTTCAGCTACCAACCGATCGATGGAAGCGGAAACTCCGTCGGCCCCATGCTCTCCTTCTCCGCGGTGGTGACCTGACATGATTCGCAAAGTGGACGGACGCTGGGCGCTCGTGTCGCGAACGACGGGACATCCGCTCGCCTACTGGGGTGGATCGGGGAAGCCACCGGAGTGGTGGGTCAAAAAGCAGGAGAGGCGAGTCCACTACTACTCAGCGAATCCGCTCTCTGCGGTCGAGTGGGTGGTCGGTGGAATCGTGGCCGCGAGCGTGGGAGTGGCTGCGTACTTCATGGGGAAGTCTGCTGGAGGGCCGGCGAAGGCGTCGAAGTCGAGCCAGGCGTCGGCTCCCAAGGTCGTCACCGTGACGAACTCCGACGCGGACAAGACGATCCAATTGAACGTGGGCGACACGCTTGATGTGGCTCTGTCTGTGATTTCGATGTTTGGAGCCGCTTCGTGGCAGCCAGCGCAGGCAGTTGGGTCCTCGTTGAATCCGAGCGCAGCGTCGTCGGGAACGACGATCCCTCCGATCTATTCTGTGGAGCAGAAGTGGATGGCAGTTTCTCCCGGAACGGAAACGCTGTCGTACGCGGTCACGGGCAGCGTCCAGCAGGCGCCGATTATGTTCACTGTCGTCGTCAGTTGAGGTTCGTTGTTGTTGCCGTTTTGATGACGGCATGTTCAGCACCGTGGGTGCCGTCATGGCTTCGGGACCAGCGTGGCGTCCCGATCGTGAGAGATCCGGGTCCGGACGATTTCTCTGAGAATCAGCGGCCGTTTATGGCGCGCGTACGCGATGCGGGCGCCGACTCTGCTTGACCGATCTGCTAAAATGATCTATTGACTGTAAGTGACAACGCCGCTCGAGAGAGTGAGGAAGCTGCTTGAGCGCGCCGTAGGGACTCACTCGGAAGAGGAGGCCCGAACGAGCGCGCTCATCGCAGCGAAAATGATCAAGGACTACGGCTTTCGTGTGGTTCCTGCGAATGGTGACGTCGCGAAACCGAACCAACCTGAAATTCCAACCGGCTATTACGATGTCGAGCTGACATCGGCGAGCTATGACCATGGTCCAGCATTGATGGATTTGGAATTTACGATCGAAGAGAGTGGGAAAAAATTTCTCCAGTTCTACATGTTTCGTCACCCGTTACACGGGATGGCGCGCTCGTTCATTGAGGCATCTGGTCAGAACCCCTTTGACTACGCGGCAGAATTACGAGGGCAGGATTTACACGCCGTGCTGGTCAAATTTTGCCTGAAGGTGGTCGGTACCAAGTACGGCGTGTACGTGGAAGATTTTCCGCGGCTTGGTAAGGGGCGAACCATGATCGTGAAGTACCTGCCTTACGGGAGCGCTGGTCGATGAAGCGTGGGACGTTCAAAAAGATGGTCGATGGTCGGCGCCTCGTTGCTGCGCGTCCTTCCGATCCGGAAAAGGTTGTGAAAGAAGCAATGGCTTCTACGCTCATGGAGAATGCAGCCGGTCGTGCGGCGTTTGAGGCCATCTACGAGCAGCGTGATTTTACGTTCCAGGGTTTCGTGGCTTGCGAGCTGGTGTCCGGACATCCAGCGCTCCTGGATCACGACGGGTCCGTTGTTGGGACACTGGAACCTGGTGATGTAGTTTTTCCAGAGGACGAGGTGATAAGTGACTCGAATTAGGCAGATCGACGATTTGGTCCACGAGCTTGAGATCGAACAGGCGGTGCTGCGAGCTGTGTCGTTGATGACAGCGAACGAGGCGAGCGCTCTGCTCGTGAGGCTGGCTCTCAGGGTGAGGCGCGAGTGCGCGCTGGCTCCGGGACCAGTGGAGGCGGCGCCGCAAACGAAAAGCGTTGATCGGTGGGTGGATGTGGAGGATTTGCCACCACCTTTGGTGAAACCTCCGGCGGAGGACACGCTCCCTTTAGCGCTTCCCGTATCAGCTCCGGCGGGAGCCGATACGGGGTGCACTGGGCCCGCAATCACTGGATCGTCCGAATTTACGACGAAAACGGAGATAGAACCGACACCATCTCTGTCCCACGACAATCCGCCTCAACGGTCCGAGACCTCCGACTTGCCGAACGTTGGGCAGCCGAATGGTGGTCTACTCGCACCTCCTCTAAACCCAGCCAAGTCAACGAGGCCAAACCGAACGCAGACTCTCGAGAACGTGGTCCGAGCGTACGGTCCGATCCAAAGGAAGGAAGCCTACGCGAAGGTGGCGGAACTCATGGGGGAGAATCCAGATTGCTGGAACCGAACAGCCAGCTCAGCGTGGCAGCTATTGGCGACAGAGAGACTGGTGGAATCTCCGGAGGGGTTTCTGACGGTCTCGGAGAGGATAACGGACAGAAAGAAAGCGATTCTGGCGGTGGTTTCAAAGGCGGGACAGATCACGAGATAACAGATCGCATTGGCAGTAGCGGGGATGATGGGAGAACCGAAGAACAAGCTGTCGAGGACATTTCTCATCCTGAACGAGATGCTGTTTCGTCCGGGGAGTCCTCTGGTGGAGGACCGGTCCTACGTTTCCCTTCGGGAAGACCTGCTTGCGAAGATGACCCTATCGACACAAAGCATTTCGCCGCCAAAGCAGTCGTAGGAATCAATAGCGAAGTGCTCCACTGGGTGGTTCACAACAAGAAGAACCCACTCATTACGTATCGAACGACCGGCATACGCGCGAACGTAGAGGCGAGACTGAAGAGTCAATCGGACATGCTCGATGCCCCGAAGAAGAGGAAGACCTCGTGGTGAAAACGTTTTCTTACATCGTGGTCGCGTTTTCGATCGTGGCTTGTTTCGCCGTGGCGTGCGCTGGCGTGTTCGCTGCTATCGATGAGCAAACCGTTTTTGCTGTCGTTAGTGTCGATGCTGGAGAAGATCCGGTCGTTGTAATCCACCTCGACGCGACCGACAACCACCGCGGCGCATGTCCCAGCGGTATGGCTGAAGTAGACGGCGACTACTGCTCCGACGTGCGCGAGGTCTGCCTTCGATGGGTGGACCGGGAGGGAAACGCCATCCCTGAAGCCATTCCTGGACCGGCAGCGAGCGACCTCGATCGATCTGGGAGGTGCGCTGAATGGGAGTTCCCGACGAGATGTGTCGGGTCCATCGTCCACAAGCACTACTGCATCGATCTGTACGAGTACCCGAACGTCGCTGGCGCTATTCCTCGCTCTTGGATGAATTGGTACGACGGACAGCGCGCGTGCGCTGCCGATGGGAAAAGACTTTGCACGCGAGCGGAGTGGACGCTCGCGTGTGAGGGTCCGAACATGATGCCGTACCCCTATGGCGAAGGTTACCGACGAGACTCGACCGCCTGCAACATCGACAACACGACTCCTGTGGACTCGGAGACCGGGAAGAAGGTCAGCGTGTTCGATGCGACGTCCCACGGAACGCGCGCGGCCAAGCTGCTCGATGGGATGTTGAAGCCTTCTGGGAGCATGCCAGCGTGCGTGAGTCCGTATGGCGTGTACGACATGGTTGGGAACCTCGACGAGCAGGTCGTCAATACCTCAGGCCATCCGCACTGGTCAGGGTTGATGGGCGGTCACGTCTTCGGTGTGAGAAACGCTTGTCGGCCGATGACGGATGCGCACGACGAAAATTTCGGCTGGTATGAGACCACCGCACGGTGCTGCAAGTCGATCGGAGAGAAATGATGGGTATCGGTGAATACGATCGAGTGGGGAGGCAGGGTCTCTTGGATGAAATTGAGCGGTTGCGGCAGCGCGCCGAGGCAGCGGAGGCGGCGCTCAAGCAATTCGAGCATGCGCGTGGAGCTGGATACTGCGGCTATCAATGGGGCATGGGGGCACGCAATCACGGCGGCGGATGTGAAGAGAAGTTCACACCGAACGATGAGACGTATCGGTGCTTGGATTGCGGCGGCGTGTTCCACAAGTGCTGCCTCGAAAAGCATTTCGCCGAGCACTCGGGCGAGACCAAAGAGTCTTTGAAGCGCGACCTCGCTACCGAGCGCGAGGCGCGGAAGAGGGCGGAGGATAAGATCGAGCTGATCGGAGCCGCTGCAGGAGTCACCAAAAACTCTCCGGAGGGAGAGCGATCGATTGTCGTGGCCGTTCACAAGATGGCGTGCGACTTGAAGACGAAGAAATGAGCGAAGGCATAATCGGCGGTTTTCTCGTCTCGATAGTTTGCGCCGTCATTGGCTACGTTTTGGGGCAAGTGAGCGGCTACAAGCGAGGGCACGACGATGGTTGGAACCTTGCAAGGCGACTGCACGGCGCCGAGGAGACGAAGAGAAAAATGAGCAGACTAACCGGCCACCAGCACATCTGGATCCCTCTCAAAGGCAACCAGCATCAGTGCGAGGCTTGCAAGGTGGTCATCGACGTCACCGAGGCAGCTGCCATCCAAGGGAACTACACCCAGAGTCAACGTTGGGACATGGCTGCCGAACGCGCCATGCGAAGGGCTGGTAGGATTCCGTGAAATCTCTGACTCCTGAGGAGTTTGCGTACCTGTCTGGAGCCGTTCCTGGGAGACCGATCGACCAGGTGCGCGAATGGTATCCAGGCGAGAAGGAGCGAGCTGACGGGCTCGTGGCGCGCGGGCTCCTCCGGGAGATTTACTTCGCTCCGGCTCCGGAGTGGCCTCACGGAGCGATTAGACATGAGTGGACGCCGCTCGGTAAGCTAGCGTTGGACTGCTACCGAGCGAACGACCTATCCCTCACCAAATAGGCTTACGGCGTCGCGCTCTTCGCTGCCCACCGCATCCCGCCCCGCGGCCCGCGCTTTCGCACGCGCGCTGCCTTCTTGGCGGGCATCTTGTCGCCAGTGACGATCGTGCTGGTGCCGTCGGGCGCTTGCACGTCGTGGTAGCCCTCGTCGGTCTGCTGGAACGGTCCAGTGACTGCAGGCTTCCCAACGCCGGCTGCGTTGTCGTACGGAGCTCCCTGCTCGAGACCAAAGAAACTCGGCGTCGATGCGTTGGCCACGTAGTGGTCCGGCAGCTCTTCGTAGTCTGAGCCCTGGAGCCAGTCGCAGACCTCCCTGCTCGTCTCGTACGTGCCTGAGAGGTCTCCGTAGCCGGCAGGAAGTGGATCGGACTCTCGGCAGTCCGGATCGATGAGCGCCTCAAGAATCTCGTGGACGATCGCTGAGAGGAGCCCATCCGGTCCGGTAAGGGATCCGCCTTCTGCCTGAACCGCTTCCCACGAGATGAAGCAGATTGGGTCTCCTGCTGCTGTTACTGTGTGGTACGCGACCGCGTCAGCGAGATCCGGGTCGGTAAACTTCTCAACGACGTGGACGCTGATGTAGTTCGCGGGAAGCGGCGGTTGTCCGATCGTTGCCGTCCAGATCAGATCTGCCTTCACGCAAGCGCGTGGGAAGTTCGCCCAGTTCTTTTCGGTACGACGGATCGCGCAAAGCTTGGCGGCAGCCATCTCTGCTGTGATCGGTGCGGCAGCGACCTCACTCGAAACTGCGAAACCGGCGTACTGCTTCAAGGTGCCCATCCGTCCGGGAGTTGTGCTTGTTGCCAGCCGGCGTCGTGCGCCGCGTGTCGAGCAGCCAGCGGTGGCTGGCAAGCGCTCGAGAGAACGGTCGTGATGATGATGACGAACGCTGCGAGTAGCAGCGAGGCTGCCAGCTTACTTGCGCTCTGCGGCATGGCGGGCCTTCACCGCGGGAACGAGTGCTTGAGCCTTGAAGTTTGCATGGGCCTGGTCGTAGGCCGGCGTGGCTGCGAGCATGACGCCAGCTGCCGCGGGGATCGTCCCAGCGTCGGCGCCGTTGCCGGTCGCTTCTTCGACGAGTGCGAGGATTTCGGCTCCGACGGCCTCTTCACTGGCCCCACACTGGACAGCGATGGCCGCGACCGACATTCCGGACGTGGCTCCCATGACGATGCAGAGTACGGCTCCGAAGTCAGAGGGAAGTGCCTGAACCGCCGTCTGCTGCTCGGCCGGCGTACAAGATGACACTGCCGCTCCCATCGAAATTGGGGTCGCGGCGAGGATGGCGCAGAATCCGATCGTGCCCAGAAATGCTTTTCTCATGCGCGTAGCGTAACACTTCTACGCCCACGCTTGCAACCCCGCGGGTGTGGTCGGTACGGGTCCGCTGGGGCGGTTCCACTTCGCACGGACTGCCATGTATGGTTGGCTGGTCGGAAGCGTCTCCATGCCAGACAGGTTGCCCGGCCATGCTCCAGGTTTGCCTGGATAGTAGAGCACCTGCTCGACGAGCCACCCGGTGCCTTGCACCTGGAGCAGGTTGAAGTTCTGCTCGAAGAACGTATTGATCGGAACCGTGATGACGTAAATCTGTCCGTTGGATAGCGACGTCACCGGATGAAGGATCGATTGACCTTGCGGTGTCGGTCCGATGGGAGCCTTTGGCCAGAGCGTAAACGCCGCTACGGACGCTCCAGCGGCACCCACGGCGATAACTGCCGCTTTGGGGGTGAAGCCTCCCTCTCGATGGACGAGGAACGCTGCTGCTCCCAGGATGATGGCGCTCGCGATCCAAGGACCGGCGCCCTGTGGGCCCTGAGGATGATCCGGAATCGTCCCTGGTGTGAGCTGCTCCTGCGTCGGCGCGCCGGAGAAGTTGATCAGCTTCCCGTAGCAGGCGCCTCCGTCCCCCCAACAGTTTGCGGGAGCGGGAGTTCCAAGGATCAACGAGAGAGCGTGCTGGGTGCCGTAGCCATATTTGCCGGGAGTATCCGGGATGGAAGACACTCCAGAAATCGTTCCTCCAGCGACGTCGGCGTTGTATGCGGCCTGAAATGCGAACGTTACCGAGTACAGGCCACCTGTACAATCGCATCCATGCTGCGAAAGGTAGACGGATACTGCGGATGCAGCCTGTTGCGTGGCCTGCGAAGCGCCTCCGACACTCGGAACAACGGCACCAGACGTCTCGATTTTTTCGGCGAGGCTGATGGCGGCGCCGGCAGCTTGGAGAGCCTGGATAGCTGCTGCCTTGATCTGGACCCGTGTTTTGTATCCGTATGTGTCGTTCAGGGCGTCCGTAGATGCTTCGCTGGCATTGAAGGCGTCGATCGCGAGTTCTTCGGCTGACGGGTTGGAGATGGCGAGTTGTTGCGCCGCGTTCGATGCGAGGACTGCAGCCTTTGCAACGATAACCGCTGCCGTCTGAAAGTAGGTCGCCGCGTCGTAATCGTTTACCGTCGCTTGCGAGCCGTTGACGAGAAACTGGTACGCGCTCTGGACCTGCTGCTTGGCGGTCGCGATGTCTGTCGCAGCGGTCACCGGCGGAGCCCTCGGAAACGCCTCGCGATCGCTGCGGTGGTTTGTCGGTAGGCTCCTGCGAACGTTGTGCGGTTGCGTGCTGCGTACCACCACAGATAGCCGGCTCCAGCGGCGCCGGCCAGGGCGACTGACGCGGCGGCAGTGGTCACAACGGCACCGGCGGCTGCTGCTTGCTTCTGGCAGTTCGGTTGAACGGTGGCTTTCCACTCGTCCACGATGGGCTGGTAGTCCATCTTCTCCAGGTTGAACCTACCGCCGGTTCCGAGCTCGCTCGTGGGGTCGTTGCACTGTGAGAGCGCCCACTGGCGCGCGGCTGCGATGTTTGCTGCGTAGACAGCTTGCGTGTTGGCGTGACTGAAGATCGCTTCGCATTGCTGTGCCGTGAGTGATGGGAACACCGTCTGCAGCATGTAGGAGACGGAACTTGTTTTATCGAAGGGATCTTGCGAGGATGTACCAACCATCAGGTTCGGACATGCGGTGTACGTGATGGTTGTGAGGCTCGCTGAATTGGTGCTTACGACGCCAGGAGCCCAGGTTCGATACATGCCCGTCGGATCTACGAGCGGTTGATAGTCGCTCAGGTTTTGGCTTGGGACGACCGATTGCTTCGGCTGGTACATCCACACAGGGATCTTTCCAGGGCACATCGCGACCAACGAGCTGGCGGCTGCGAGTTGAGCTTTGTTGAGAAGCTCAAAAGCTCCCGGCAGGAAATACAACTCTCCGGGACCGGCCGTATCGGTTGGGTCGGGAGGGGAAGGTTGTGTGATGCCGAGAACGGACTGGTTGTTGTAGAGCCAGATCGGATTGGCGAGGAAGATGCCGAATCGATCAGCCAGTTGCTTGGGAGTCACGCCCTGCAGGTTGTTTGCGTTTGCGGCGAGCCACGCGATCGCGTTTTTGATGTTCTGTGGGTAGGCATTGCAATCGTAGCTGCTACCGTTCGTGACTTGGACCGTGCACTTGTAGAACACGACCTCAAAGATCGCGATGATGACGCCGACTACAAGACCAATGATTGCTCCGATAGGACCAAGTGAGTCGGCTCCAACTGCTGCGCTGATACCGATCGTAGCGAGAGCCTCGTTGATCAGGTTGATGCAGACGCCAATCAGGAAGTCGATCAGATCCGCGAAGATCGCAGACAGCGTGCCTGACAAGATTCCGTTTGCCAGCATCGCCTCAATTGCGATGATGACGCCTTCGACGTAGATGACGTCTTCGACCCCTTGTTCCATTCCCTTCAGGGCTGCAGCCCAGATCTGGGAGGCGGTGATCTGATGCTCAACGTTCTGAGCGTAGACCGCTCCGCATGATGTAGCTGATTCGATAATGCTTTGATCGTCCGTATCGGCCGGCTGGTTGCAGGAGTACGTTGGTCCGCATGTACCTGGTTTATCACCGGTCCACGATCCGGATACGATCTCGCAGGTGGGGTTATTTGGATCTGTGCAGTCGCTATCCGTCGCGCAGCTTTGTGTGGTGTCTCCGAGACCGACGCGGGATAACGCCCGCCACTGGGGGGGCACCCGGAGCAGTTCTTTTTCGCGGAGGGAGAAAAACGTTTCTTGACCACTCCTGAACGATCGGAGTTTCCACCGATTCGCTGCGAGCAACTCTCCGGTACGGTTGGGGTTGCCAGTGAACTTCTCAGCGATGATTGCGGGCGAATCGCCAGCCTGCACCGAGTAGGTCACCATACCCGTGGGGGTCGCCTGGGCCATCGCCCTAGGCTAGCATGTCTGGGCATGGAGTTCTGGAAGTCACCAGCCGGGGCATGGACCGCGATCGGACTCGGGGCCTTGGGGCTTGGAGGGCTGATCTATCTCGTCACACAACCGCCTCAGGCAGCGCCGGCCGTTTCACAGCCGCCAGCTCCGGGGGGATGGTACTACTTCACCGTTTCCACGTCGTACCAGTGGAATGACGGGACTGGGCAGGCGCAATCCACGATCAAGCAAGCGCTGGCGAACGCTGGTTTCTCTGCTGCGACCCTGCAGGTCTACGGCGACCCGACGAACCCGCAGGGATGGGTAGGGACGGGGCAGTGGTCGGCGCCGGCTGGGGTGACCTCTCCGTCGCTCGCTTCTGGAACCGGAGTCGGATCTTTCACGGCGCTTACGGCTCCTCCGCCCACCCCGCAAACGCAATCGGGTCTGGTGGCCGGCAGCTGGTACGCGCTTTCGTTCCGGACGTCGTTTATGACATCGACCCAGAACGCGCAGATGATGGCTGCGAACGTGCTGTCTGGGTTTGGTTTTGCGAACGCGCAGGTCGCTGCTGCTCAGGACTCGAGTAGCTGGAACGCGATCGCGCAGTGGCAGCCGAGCAACGGAGCAACGTCGTTCAGTGATGAGCCGCCGCTGCTTCAACTGCTGGCGTTCTTCGCTCGTGGGACCACTCAGCCGGCAGCGCCACAAGCTGGGGCTGCTATCTACACGGCGTAGGAGAATCCGATGCGGAATCCGATCGAGTGGGACACGGCGAAGGCTGTGGCAGGCATCCTGTTGGGCGCCATCGGGACGACGGTGGTTGTTGGCGCTGTAGCTTCGGCTGCGCAGGGTGGCGGCTCCACGGGGTCTACGGGAGCTGCCGGGGCTACCGGAGCCACTGGCACTACTGGCCCATCTGATGGCGGGTACAGCGGTGGTGGCGGTGGGGGACCTGTGCTCGGTACGCACGTTACGCCAATGGCGGACGTCTGGGCACACGCGACGATCGACTCCACCGGTGAGCAGGTGGAGCAGGCTGGTGGGCACTACAGGATGAGTTCGGCGCCGGCTGCCGGAACCACCTTGGCGGCGGTGATCCAGGTGTTCCAGACGAGCGGCTTCACGGTCGTGGGGTGGTGGGATGCTGGACAGACGCCGCCGGCTGACTGGCCGGTCGATGATCAAGGCTCGAACCGTTGGAGGATCGAGGTCATCACACCGTCCACTCTCCATACGAACTCGATCAATGTCTCCCAGTCCCTGATGTACGCACCGGCTCAGGTTCCGCAATCAACGATCCTCGCCGCTGGTGGTGACCTCTCCTGGATTCATCTGCCGGCCGATTCCTCTGGGAACCAGACGGCTGACGCTGGGAAGGTCTACAGGTTGAGCGCTCCAGCGTCGAGCGGGGTTCCCGCGTGGAAGGGAGCGTCCACTCTCCAGTCTAAGTGGGGGGCGACCGTCTTGGGTTACTGGGAAAACGGGGCGGTCATGCCGAAGGATTGGCCAGCCGAGGACTCGTACGGGGCTGGTCGGTGGCGATACGAAGCGGTCTTCCCGGCGAGCCAGAGCGTCGCTCAATCAGATGCCGATGTCTACGGACTCGCGAGCTGGTCTCCCGTGGACGTTACTCCGGGTACAGCAACGTCTTCGGCCACTCTCGCAGTGGATCCGGGGCAGCGATACCTCGTGAGTTTTCCTGGCCATGCTTTGATCGCCCCGATGCTTTCGGCGGGGATGAAGGTGGTTGGACAGTGGAACGGAGGGTCCGGTATCCCTGCCTTCTGGCCAGGGTCCGATCAAGATCCGAGCAGAGACCGATACGAGATGGTGTTTACGGGAGCCTCGCCGACTTCCGTGGATGTTGGTGCGAATGCGACCGCGTTCGAGGCGCAGTACGTCTAGGCTGTTCGGGTGAAAGTCAGTTTTCCTGTCGGTCCGATGTCCACGTTCCAGGATTTTCCTGGCGTGTCCATGTCTGCGCCCGCGGCACGCCCGGCGAGATTGACCCAGGCACTCAGCGCGTCTGCTTCTGCGGAAACGGATTTCGCTGCTTCGCGACGACGCTTCTCCAGCTCTTCCCGCTTCGCTTCGAGCTGAGCGAGCTCGATGCTGGCGTCGCCGATCATGATCTTGAGTCGGGTGATCGTTTGCTGGCGTCGAATAAATTCGTTCGTCTCTTCTTCGCTCAGCTCGAATTTCTCGTCCATGGTCACTCCTTCGGCTCGTTCTTCTTCACGAATGTGGACAGGAAGCCGCCGATCGATTTCAACCCAGCGATCGGATCGAACCCCCACTGTCGGAGAAAGTTCGCGAAGTGGGCGTAACGGGGGTTTTTTTCGAGAGCGGCCTCGATCTTCGCCGGGTTGCTGGTGAAAAGGTTGACGACCCCGGTGAGGCCCATCCAGATGACCGCAGCCATCGCAGGGTGCGCCTTGAGGTAGATGAGTGCTTGGTTCATGGTATCCTTCCTTGGTGAATTCATCTCCGACCAGCGCCCAGTGGCTCGCACAGATGATCGGGTTGGGTGTAACCGTTTTTGCTATCTCGTTCGGTGTTGGCTCAGCGATGATACAGCATGACCGAGCTAGGGAAGCGCACGAGGAGAAGTTGAGGCGGAGGCTGCGGCGGTAGCTATCCACCATCCTTTGCTGGCGCTCCTGCATCGCAGATCAGGATCTTCGCTTGTGTACCCTGGTCGATGACGTAGAAGCAGTCTGGTAGCACGACATCGATTTTTGGCTGGATGGAGCAGCCTACGGTGACGAGGGCCATCAGTACAGCAATGGCCACCTTCATTGGTCACTTCTCTTTCTGCATCGCGTTCCACTCGGATAGCCAGTCGGTCGAAATGATCGACTGGGCTTTCGCGAGCGTCATCTGTCCGGAACAGACCAGCTTGTGAAGCCTATTTTCCACGAGATCTTTTTGTCGAAACCCTGGTTCTGGCTCTGCTGCTTCTGGCCACAGGTTTGAAATGTCATTACTTCCCGCCAATTCTAAACTCACAAGATGGTCTATTTCCCAATCCTTGCGTTTGTTTGGTGAAGGATACGGGATTCCATACTCGGCGAACACGCGGCGCTTCGTCGCTTCCGTGACCTCGCGTCGTTCCGTCGTTCTCTGCGAGCAAAGCGTTTTCAGGTCAATCGGTTCGACCGCGCCGGGCGTGCAGTCTGGATCCGGAAGCGATCCGCGTGCGATACAGCGATCGATCTTCGCGCCTGTCATGGATGGGTCCACGCGAGCGCCGGCTTGTGGCACAGCGAGGACCCATCCGATCCAGAATCCCGCCAGATATCCAGACAGCGGACGCACTACCGATTTCCCAGCATCGTCCACGCCCACGCCGGCAGGTGCATGAACGACCAGAGCGAAAACGTTTGATTGCTCGTGATGAACTTCTGGAAGTCCGCCTGGAGTAGGGGTGTGTGACCGCCGCCTGGCGACGTGTTGGTTCCGTAGCCGGCTCCTATGGGGATTGTAGCCTTGTAGCCCTGGACGTCTGGATACGTCGCCCACTGCTGGCTGCTGCGTTCCATGAACTCATCGTAGGGGAGATTGCTTTCGGTCCAGTAGAGTTCAGGCACGGCTGCGTCCACGACCGCAGAGAACTCCTTGTCGGGGTACTCGCGATGCGACAACGGAAACGCCCATGCTCCCGCATCTCCGAGCCACACGTCCGGACCGATCGAGTCACGAAGTTTCATGACGAATTCGGTGGCCGTAGGACCCCACCACTTCAGTTTCCCGTCCTCTCCGACTTCCCACTCGAGCTCAGCGTCGAACAGGATTCCCTTGCAGCCGAGCTTTGCGGCGATCGTAGCGTTCTTTACCCAGACGTCGAGGTCGTCCTCAGGACGGGCGTACGAGGAATACTGAGGGTAGATGCCTGCAGCTAGCAGGGTGTTCACCGCGGTCTGTAGCAGCTGGCCGACGCCGAAGTTGTGGAGAGCCACGTGAGTGATCTTGGCTGCTTGAAGCTTGGCGATGATTCTGGTCCAGTCTCCGCCGCAGCACGCACCGGGCTGCCAAATGAAGACGCCGGCTCCCTTGGGTGATTCCATTTGTTTACCTCTCTACTTCCACGATTCCGCCCATGCGGCGAATGCTGGATTGAACAGCGCTCCGGGTCGTCGGCGACGGACGATTGAAACACATTCTCGTCCTGGAATTCCGGTCCACTCATGGATCGCGCGAGCGGCAACGAGTCCTGATCGGTTCAGACCCATGTGGCACGTCACGAGGACCGAATGCTCCTCCATGAGATAGGAGGCGACGAATTGACCAGCATCGAGAACGATCTGCTTGTCCTCTTCTCGTAGTGTTCGTTGGTCATCCCAGAACAGGGCTCTGTAGACCTTGAAGTCCCTACCCTGAAACCTCTGGCCTTCGTGTTTGCTGTTCCCCTCCGCGTAGCAGAGGACCAGAAGATCTACGTTACCAACAGGATCACGACATTCTTGTCGTTCTGGTTCGCGGCCGATCCATAGGTTTTCGACGATCAGATTTCTGTCCACGCTTACTCCGCCGGAGTCGGATCCGTCACATTGATCGGTGCAGCCATCTTCACTCCGTTGGCCGTCAGCATCGAAGCGACCATTGGGTTCGCCAGGAGCTGCTTCACGGCCTCCTTCTGGCGCGCTGCGTCCTGTGGATTTGCCGCATCGACGACCAGATAGACCGGAACGTAGAATTTCATCCCAGATGAGTAGCACACATGCCGGGATCGTTCAATAGTGGATCTTGTCAGTTATGCGTACCGGCGGCGCACTGGAGTCAGGAATCGACGATTTTCCCAGACGTACCAGGCTGCGCTTCCAGCCACTACTCCACCAACGACCGTTGCGGCTACGGTCCCCCAATCGACCGCTGGTGCTGGTGTTGATGGTACGGGTGACACCTGTGACGCCAGGGCGGTCTCTGGCTCGCCAGCGCGCTGCTCGGCCGCCTCGATGCGAGCCACGACGTTTTGCCAGGCCGTACCTCCACGGCTCGCAACACCAGCGAGGTAGGAGTTGAGCGTATTGACCGTGATGGTACCGCTCGAGTTCTGGAGCGGTGCATTGCTTGCGTAAGCTCCTGCTTGCGGTCCGTTCTTTCCTGCGAGTACGGCGTTTGGGTTACTGCCGGCGCCGACAAGCTTGAACTGTCCCGGAAGGAAGTTGAGGCCCAGGAGCGCTCCAGCGCTCGTCGGGAACTGGCCTCCGTTGTAGGTCTTCGCCCAGCTCTGCCAGATTTTGAAGATCCATCCAAGCTGAGTGGACACGCTCATGGCCAGCCACTGGGCTTTGGTCAGCCCCATCGACTGGAGGTTCGCTTCGTCCATCCCGTTCATTCCGGCCGACCCTGAGCCACCAAAGGGGTCGCATGCCGGGTTCATACCGCCCTCCTCAAAGAGGGTGATGGCGACCTGAACCGGGTCAATCGGAGGTGATTGCTGGGCGGACAGGGAGACGAGCTGATCGTAGTCGGAGTCGGCCCAGTTACCGATGGAGCAGCCCATGCGGGAAGGGTAGCAGAAAGACGAACGGCCGGGGAGACTTGGCAATCCCCAGCCGTAGAGCCTTTTTCGGGACACCGGCTCTCCGGTGCTCGCAACGGCAGTGCCGCTCCCGAGTCTTAGCGTGCCTTTAGGTTCGGCGGCACGAAGTCATCCGGATCTCCACGCTCGATGGCTGCGGCGGTATCCCGATGTTGCTTGGCTCGATCGCGATGGCTGCATGACGTGACCTGCCGATCATAGAAGGAGCGAGAGCGGTCCAGGCGAACATGTTCTGCGGTCTCCTCCTCATCGCGCGCCTTGTCGAGCAACCAAGCCACGACCTTTGCTCTATCGATCTTCGGGTTCACCGCTCTTCTCCTTCTTGTTGGCTCTCTTTGCAAGAAGCTTCTGTAGCTCGACCGAATCCTCTACCTCCACGATCTTCCCGTCGATCATGACATGGATTGGCGGTAGCTTCCGCTTCTTCATGACCACTCAGCGTTGCTGAGAAAAAGAGCGACAAATGCTAGGATGATTCCGAACGCTGCGTCAGCGAAGAGTCGATCTGTTCTCGTGATAAGGCCGATGATTCCACAGAACACTGCAACGAATGCGTTCACGTAACCGAGACAAACGAGCGCTCTTCGGACGATCTTAGTAGACACAATCCACCCTCACGTTTCCGTTCTGGATCGAACACTGCTGAATGTGGCCGTTCGGGCACATCCAGACCTCTTCCAGGCAGTCGCAGAGTCCCGTTGTCCATTGGCACGACGCGGGAGGCGCGTAGCACGTAGCCGTTCCGGCACCGCCCTCAGATGGCGAAGCGTAGTCGCAGAAGGTTGTTGCTGGACAGTAGGCATCGCCACACTGGAACGATCCTGTCGTGGCCAGGGAGGCGTCCTCTGGCCCTGTGGCATCGAGTCCGGAATCGATTACCGGAGGTGCGCCGGAATCAGGCGCCGTGGTTGAAACGTCCTGCATTACGTCCGGTGTTGCATCCGCGACCGATGTGGCAGCGTCGCTCGTGGTTCCGGAGTCGTACGCGATTCCGGAATCGGAAACCGGTAACTCTTCGAGCCCGAACTTGTCTAGGCCAACTCCACCGCATCCGCTCAGCAGGAGGCACGCTACGAAAACGGTTTTCACTTGATCCACCCATGGGCTCCGGCGCAATCGAGCGCGGACAGTAGGATCACGATCGGGAGAACCATGATTACCATCCACCTCCAGGCCATCTCGTAACGGTCGTCGAACTTCATGGTTCTGATTGTACTTTATCGTCCGGCTCGAACACGAGCACGGCTTGTCCCTTGGCGTTTTTCTTGAACACGACCCGTATCGCTTTTTCCTCCCTGATTGCTTCGTCCAAGGTGGCGTCCAGCGGGACTCCTACCTGCCTGCAGAGGATGAGGTACATCGAGGCGCATGCACGCTCCAGGAGTCGAACGCGCTCCTCCAGTCCGGCGATCATGAGTTCGTGGCGTGCCCGCGCCTCTCCTACGGTGGCCATCAGTAGATCAGTAGCTCCGTAATCTTCGCGCGCCCGTCACCCTTGCTGTTGATCGAACGGCTTGCTTGAATTTCTCGGATGGTCCAGTGAGGCGACTGGTACAGCTCGCGAATCAGTGGAGCGGCGCTGTTCGATAGGACGACGAACACACCTCGCTTCTTCAGCTCCAGTGCAACGGCGGCGAGGCGGCGCTGGTCTTCGGACGTGAATCCGTCGGCCGTGAACTTCGTGAACGAGCTCGTAGCCGACAACGGTTCGTAGGGCGGATCGAAGTAGGCGAAGTCACCGGGCTGCATGTCCTCGCACGCAACGTTGTAGGGATGGCATTTGATCGTTGCGTCGCGGAGTGCGAGAGAGGCGGCGCGTAGGTTGTCAGCGTCGCAGGGGTTGTGGTCCTTCGGGTAACGACCGAATGGTACGTTGAACTGGCCCTTGCTGTTCACCCGGTGGAGGCCGTTGAAGCCGCATTTGTTGCAGTAGATGAACTCTGCGGCGCGCTGAGTAGGCGGTCCAGCTTCAAAGTTTCGCGCGCGCGTCATGTTGTAAACGGTTCGTTCGTAGCGGTAAAATTGGAGAAATCTGATGACCCCTTCGACGTCATCGCGGACGGTGCAGTAGGTTTCGATCAGCTTTCGGTTGACGTCCCCCAAGAAAGCGTTTTTCGGACGGACAGCGAAGAAGAGAGCTCCCCCGCCGAGGAACGGTTCGTGGTAGCGCCCGAATCTGGGAGGAACCATCTCCATAATTTGCGGTACGAGGCGTGTTTTTCCGCCACACCACTTCACAAGCGGACGCGGGTTCACTTGGTACCTCCTGCTGCGATAGCGAGCGGCTCATTCATCCTGGACAGAGTCGAGACGACCGCCATATCGAGGAGCTGCCGGTAGTTTCGATGCAGGTCGAAGTCGATGTCGTGGCGCTTGTGCGACCACGTGATTGAATCCCGCCAGCAGTAGTGCGTGTTCCACGCCGCGGGATTGGCGAGAACGACGGCATAACCTGGGATATCCATGTGCTCGATGCAGTTGGCCTTCTCCACGAAGCAGAGAGTACCGTCTTGATCCACCCAGACAATCCATCGATGGTGGACGTAGCCACGGTACGGTGGGCTTGCGCCGTCGATCCCCCGGCAAAGCTCCGCCATCGGCGACGGAGTCTCGATGTATCCGGATTTTCCAACGCGAGACATCTCTTGTAGGAGAAGGAATGGGTTGAACAGGTCCTCCACGACGTGCCGGCAGTAAACGAAGTCGAACGTCTTGTCGGCAAACGGTAGTGGTTTGTTTGTTACATCCACTACTGTGGTATTCGTCCTTCCGAACCACCGATCGACGAAGTGGGTTGCCCGCAAAAACGGTACGTCGCCTGGACCAATCTCCAGAACGTGCGCGCCTTCCGGGATGCCCGACGCGAGCTTCTCGAGTATATCTGAGCGAGGCCCGTAGAATTTGATCACTTCGGTGCCTCGGAGAGTGAGATGATTGGCAGTGGGATCAACGGTTCGTCGTCAGATGGTTCGTCTTCCGCGATGGCGTCGAAGACGTCTCCGAGCGACTTGAGGAAGTCCTCTCTGGACTGCCCGTAAGCCACTGCCTGCGAAGCGGCCAGCTCGTAGAGGCACCCGAGGACGATGCGATCCGCTTCCACCTGGTCGAGCTTTCCGGCCAGCTGCTGAAAGAAGTCGAACTCCGTCAGGAGTGCCTCCAGCTTGGTCGTGATGAGGTTTTCGAGCGCTTCCGCCTCTTCTTCTTTGGTGAGCTTCTGCTTGGTGGTTTCTCTCACGTTCTTCTCCTACTCCCGTACGTAAATCAGTTCTTTCGAGTGGTGGTTCTGGTGCGCTTTGCGCCTGCTCGTGATGCGTTCTCCGAAAAACTTGAACGGTAAGTAGTCCGGCACGGTGCCTCCGTAAATCGTTTACTGTCTCGACTTCTCCAGCAGTGCAACGAGCTGCGGATCCGCTGCCATCCACCGCTGGAGCGTCGTTCGACTCACCTTCAGCTCGCGCGCCGACCTTTTTAGGTTGCCGGCGCACGCTGCGAAGACTTTGCCCATGTAATCCCGGAACGCATCCGGGTTCACGAGCCGAAGTCCAATAAGCTGTCTGTTCTGGTAGTTCCTCACAGCTTATCCACCCGGTTGATCAGGCCATAGACAACATCAACCATCGTGTTCGTGGTCTTCCGAACCGTTTCGATGGTCGAGTTGATTACGGAGATCGTAGTTGACAGTTTTTTGACTGTCCTTTCCAGTTCAGCAACTCGCTGTTCGAGCTGTGTTTCGGCGTCGCAGTAGTGCGGCCGTGCGGAGCTGCTCACTTCTTCCCTCGCGGCTTCCTTCCCCCCTTTGCCCCCTTCTTCGCCGACTTCTTGGCAACCTTCGGCTCTTCTCCTTCGGACGCCGCCGCCATCACCTCGACGATCCCGAACGGGCACTTGGCGCGCAGGCCGAGCACGTGCTCGAGAAGCTTGATCCCCTCGGCAAGGCCGACCTCCTCGCTCCCCTTCGTGGCCTTTGCGGTGCCCTTGAGGGCGTCCAAAAGCTTTTGCTGCTCCTTCTTGCTGAGAGCAGCCGAGCCGTCCTCCGTACCCGTAGCATTGGCGAGAGCGCGCTTGGCGCGCTTCCCCTTCGTTGCCCCCTCCGCCATAAGCTTCTCGAGGACTGCCGACTGTTCCGTTTTCGGAAGCTTGGCCACTTTTTTGGCGACATCGGCAGTGATTCGTCCGTCCGAAACGGCCTTCTGGACGTCCTTGTTGCAGTCGAGGAGAAGCGTGTAGTTCTTGACCGTGTTGACGGTGCACTTGTGCGAGTTCGCAACTTCCTCGATCGACATGCCGTGTGCGAGCATGCGCTGCATCTTCGCAGCCTTGGTCATCAGCTCGTCCCCTTTTCGCTGGGCGTTCGCCGAGACCATGACGCCCATGATCTTGACCTGGTCATCGTGACGAACGATGCAGGGGACCTTGTGCGTGATGGAACCTTCCTTCCGGAGGCGCTTGTTCGCTTCGCGAGCGTGCTTGACGCGCTGGCGGCCGTCCACGACCTCCAGCTTGTCGCCGTTACGACGGACCGTGACGGACTGGATCACGCCGTAGGTCATGATGTTCAAGACCATCGACTCGTCGAGCGCCCAGGCAGTCCGCTCGTCATAGAGCTCGCTGTTCGTGTCCTCAACGAGGACGAGTTCGTCCGGATCGATCGTGATGACGTCAGCCTTACGCTTCCCTGTCTGGCCATTTGCCGGAGCAGGCGGTTGGACAACTTCGGACGTGGTGGAAACGATTTCGTCGCTCATGTTCTAGATACTCCCGTTGTGGTTTTTTAGATGTCGAATCAGGTACGTTTGTCCTTCAAACGTGATCTCGAAAACTTGTCGGGCGCCCCGACCGTACTCGTGAACCTCATCGTGTTGCGCGAGGCCATGCTGGCAAAGCGCCTCGCAGGCGTCTGCCATCGTCTGTGGCATGCCGTCCCTTAGGTGAGGACCGGATGCCAGTATGTCAAGCGCGTGCAGCTCGGCCGGTCGAAGACGCAGCGTCCGGAGACGCCCTGAGGATACCGTCAAAACGACGGGTCCGTGTTGGGGACCTTGGCCGAGTCGTCGTTCCAGACGGCAACCATGCGCCGTCCAAGATAGTCCTCACCGACGCGAGTAGCGGTGCCCTCGGGGCGCCCAAAGAATTTCGCGACGTCTGCCTCAGGCAGGTCGGTAAGGAGGTAGAGCCACTTCTTACGCTCGCGAACCTCCCCGCGGATCGAATTGATCTCCGCTTCCGTTTCCTTGATCGCGTCGCCGACCGTCTTGTGAGCCGGTTTGGCTTCTCCGCGGAGAAAGGCAACCATGTCCTCTTTCGAGACGCCGTAGACATTCTTCTTGCGGAGCCCGAGCCAATCACGCGGATTTCCCGTGGCGCCCTCGATCATCGCGAGGTGATCGAGGACCTTGTTTGCCACGCTTCGAGCCTTCTGAACGAGCTTCCTGATCACGTTTCCTCCTTTGGCGGTCCGACTTCCTCGAAATTGTTTTCGGCGTCCGTTGCCGGTTCACGTCGGTTTTTCGACTTCCTGATCTCTTCCCTCAGGGAGTAGGCATCGTGCATGCACCTGTAGTGCGTTCGGCCCACTTCTGTCATGCACACCGGATCGGCGACCGTGCATGCGATCGGCCGCGTGCAGTGGTCGCACGTGTAGATGACGGCTGCGGTCATTCTTCGGGGGATTCCTCCTCTTCTACTTCTTCCTCTTCCTCTTCTTCCTCCTCCTCTTCGGAGGCTTCCTCGTCTTCTTCCTCTTCCTCGTCCGACTCGGTTGCTCTCGGGAGGCGCCTGCGCGCTTGCTGAAGGATCGTAAACAGCTCGTCCACGTCCTCCACGGTGTACGCCAGTAGGATCGGCTCGTTCGTGTCGTCTCGAATTGAGAGGGCGAGGTCTCCGTCTCCGTCTGGTTCGAGCTCCACAACGAGGGAGCCATCTTCGGTTGTCCACGACTGAGCTGCTACGGTCTTTTTTGCCACGGTCTCTCCTTGTGGACCACTTAGGGTCTGTTGTCAACGTTTATTCGACTGGTTCGTTAGATGCCTAGTTCTCGCAGTTTCTTCTCGCCGGCCGCGGTAAGCGCGATGCCAGGCGCAGCGCGTGTGTTCCGGACGAGACCGGCGCGGACCATGCGCGTCCACGTCGCTGCGCTCGTCTCGCGGCCAGAGGCGAACTGGACAGCTTCGCGGTCCGTTACGCGGCGCCCAGACCATTCGCGTTGAAGCGTTCGGGTCCTAAGGAGGCAGAGCAGATCGGATCTTTTCACTGCTCGTCCAGGAGATGACCAGCTGCTTTGCTCGTCGCGATCCAGAGGCTGCCGTCCACGTTCGACGCCACTAGCTCACGAGCGCGCAACTCCCACAGCGCTACCGCTACCGTCGCGCGCTTTCCTCCAGCGCGGCTCTGTATCTCGCTCGCGGTGAGCGGTCCGGCGTCTGCCAGCAGACGGAGCACGCGCATACGGTAGCTCTCTTCGTCCGCACGCCACTGGACGGTAAGCAGCGCGAACGCGACGGCCGAGATCAGCGTTGCCGCCGCCACCGGCGGCGTGTTTGGATGCGGCGCGAAGAAGCATCCAATGAGAGCGGCGAGGGAGACGATTGCGAAGATTGCTCTCATGACTTCACTTCCGCATTCATCGCAATAACGAACTCCAGCGCCGCTTGCTCTGCATCCGCCACGGTCTCGCGCATGGGAAACGTCGCAACGGATTGATCTGTTTCCGTGTCGTACATGATCACGCGGGGCGGCGTCGGAGGAATCGCCAGCATGTTCGTGTGAAAGCTGTACCTGCCGGTGAGGTTGACGTCCTCGATCGATTCGACCTCGAGATTGCTGCAGATCTCGTCTTCCACATCGATGGCAAAAGCCATTTCAGCAACGCGCGTTGGGCAGAGTGGAAAATCTTTTTTCAGCAATTCGTTCCAAGCGTCGTCTTCGCTGTCGCTGGCGAGAAGCGCGATGTAAGCCTCGCTGGTAGACCTTGCGCCAGCGCTCATGCGCGCTGCTTCCTCGATCGCTAGGCGCAGGTCGTATTTACACGTTATCTGCTTTTCTCTGCACCGCGCGAGGATTGCATTTGATGCAACGAGAACGCTTCTCGTGTATTCGGCGGTGATGGTTTTGAGTGCCTCGTTTTTGTCCACGTTAGACCTCTTTTCCAACCGGTCGCGCCTGAGCGTCACCGGTCCACCCAAGCAAGCGCGCCGCACGTTCGCCAGGGATTTGCTGGCCACGGTGGTAGTACCGCACATCGCGAGGATCGCCGTTTTCGCATTGCCAGCGAGCTACGTAGCGCCCGGACGCGATGCGCGCGTAGTCTGGATTGACGTTGCGGTCGAAAAAGTTGAAACGCTTTCCGCTGCCATCCGCGGCGTAAAAGAACACGCTACCTGTCAACATTGTCGTATCCTCCACGGAACTCAGTATTGCGCACCTGTCTCGTTCTGTTGCAGCGCGCGGTATGCCCTCGAGAAGGCCCAAAAACTACCGCGATCTCTGGAGGGGAGCTGCACGTATGCCTTTACGATCATTCCGACCACGATGTGTTCCAGCCAGCTCATGGTTGCTTTGCCCAAAATGCGCCGGCATCCACCAGGTCCTTCGCCTCTTTCAGTCCGCACTTCGTTACTTCTCGAACGGCCTTGATTGCTTGGATCTTGTCCGGTCCGAGCATTTGGCTGATTATGTCGAACGAAATACGCGAGACTCGACTTTCGAGCTCGCGAACTCGATTTTCGAGCTCGCGGACTCTGTTTTCGCTCTCTTTCCGCCCCGCATCACGTCCAAGATCATGGTGTCGGTCTAGTAACTCGTTCAGCTCACTAGGTTCGATAATCATTTTTCTTCTCTTTCTCGAATGGCCAGCATGGCCTATCCTTCGGATGTTTTCGCTCCCATTCGCGCGCGCATGTCGCGCACGGAATGCTCCAGAAACCGTTGAAGTCCAGGACACCACGGCCAAAGGTGAGTCCCTCGTGGATACCGGTCGAAACCGCGCAATTAGGATGCCCGCATGCGCTCATGATTCGATCGTTTCCACCAATTCATCAAACTTTCTCGCCGAAACCCACTCCAGCGCAGCCACTTTCGCTACAGCGCGGAACCCACACATGGCGTCTACGCACGCCAGCATGCCGCACTGATACTCCGGAGAGAAGAACTCGTGCGCCTCGTCCTCGATATCCTCCAGCGTGAATCCGTCACGCCAGCGCTCTACAGCGCAGTGCCAACCGCGCTCGAATGGGCTCACGGCTCGCCCGGAGGCGGCGGAAGCGTTTTCCGGAGGCGATTGTAATCTGTGGGCGCCTCCGACACCATGACAGCGCGCGTGGAGCCGCAACGGCAATTGCGTTGCTCCCATACAGCCCCAAAGTAAACCTGAGCGCCAACGTACGGAAGCTCTTTCCA